GAGACGTTTATAGTCTTCATCATCTTTCTTCATCTTCTTTATCTTCTTCTCTATGATGGAATTGATATAGAAGAGTCTAGCAAGTTCATGCTTAATACCTTCGATGTTGTTTTCACTATAAGTAGTGAGAAGCCTATGACTCTCTTGATATTCTGCTTCGAGGTCTCTAGGCAACTCTATGAAGAGATTACCACTTCTTCCGAATCTTACTGGTAAAGGTTTAGCTTCTACTATGATAGCAGTAGGAGTAAGTAACTCTCTAATCTCATTAAGAATCTTATCTGCCTCTACATTCTTAGTCTCGCAGTAGAAAGCATCTAAAGATTTCTTATTGAAGATAGCTTCTACTACTTCATCTAATGGTTTTACTATAAGACCATCTGGAAACAATTTAGAGTGAAGAAGGCTATTAACCTTTCTTCTTACTGGGCCTGCTTTATAAGCCTCTACTGTTCCATCATAGACTGTGAATAGCTTATTGTTAGCATTAGTATGCTCGAAGTCTCCTGGAGCTACTATATTGCTGGGTTTACCAGTAAGGTCTAAGTTGATACTCTTAAGTACATTGTCCACGAACTGAGAACAAATCATACTAAGATTATAAGCGGTGTCTTCTCCTTTGTTCACTACGAGCTTGAAGATATTCTTCATATTGTAAGTAGTCTGATCCACATGCCTCTTATAGTAGTCAATAACCTTCGCGAGCTTTTCCTTAACCTTAGGCTCGACGAAGAATGTGATGACCTTAAGATTAGGTTGTTTAGCATGTTTATAGAATCCAAGATTCTCGATTGAGAATCCTGATTTTCCATTAGGGTCTGAGAAGTTGAAACTGAAGATATGATCCATCTTCTCATCAAGAGATATACCAGCATGAGACCAACGAGAATGAGTCCATCCTCTAATGACTTTACTTACCATTCCTCCATGATTGATAAGAGTAATGTATACTGGCTCTAACTTCACTAGAGGATTCTTTACTGCTTCCTCCACAGCATCAAGCTTAGAGATATCTATGATCTGAAGTCTCTTATGCTCATTGAACCAGTTTATCTGCCTCTGTCTAGCATAAGCTATACTAGATTCATTATATGGAACACTAGGATTCCAGCCAAGTCTTATTATTTCATCAGTATTTCCTTCAGCCATAGCTTTACGGATATTCTCATGAAGTTCCATAGACTTATCTCCGTTTAATATATACTCATATGGATCTACATCGAGATTAAATAAATCACTCATCTCATCAGGGGTAAACCAAGGAGTCACTTGAGGTATATCTTCACTGTAGTCAGAGTAGCCATTCTGTATCTCATCATAGTCTTCATATAGCCTACTTAGTACAGCGTTCTCATATAGAGAGCTTTTACTTGATATCTTCTCAAGTAGTCTACACTTCATTCTCAATGCATCACAACTAACCATCTCTTCCTTTATATCTGAGACATATTCATTAAGAGTTCTATCAGACACTGGAACGACAAAGTTTAAGTCTGCTTTGATATTGGCAAACTTATTCTTCATGATATTATACATATTGTATACATCGTAACCCCAGATAGAGGTAGAGTATTCATTAGAGAACCGTCTTATATCTGATTGGAGGTTATTGAAGTTTCTGTACTTAGTCTCTAACTCTTCTTCCGTATAGTCTGGTTTATCGTCTTCTACCCATGGGTTTATGATAATCACACCATGTTGAAGAGATAACTGGTTTACCTTATCTATCTTCTGTAGATTAGACTTAGTTTCATCTTCACTCAGTTCAGCTTTCAACTTAATACGGAAGTTAGAGTCATCGAGTCCTGCTTCAAGTACAGAGTCGTCGGAGATCTTATCATTAGCTGATATAAGATTATGTTTGAGCAACTCGTATAACTCCGTATTGGTTCTACCATACTTAGCTATACAACACTCATCAGATCTTTTTCTCTGATCATACGTCATAGCTTGCCAATTCTTCATATCAATCTCAAGAGACTCAAAATCATCGAAAGTAACGTTTATAACGTTCTCATTATCCATGTCTTACTTACCTCCTTTCTTCTTTAGTAGCTTTAGTACTCATATAGTTCTCCGCTACGTTCATGATATACTCCTGGATTCTATTGCCGCTTTCTGCTACCACTCCAGGGCATATGGTAGACTCAGTATAGTACTTACCATTAGCCAAATTCAGCTTAGTAACACCACCAGTACCCTTTCCACTATCTACAGCTTCTATCAAGAATCTCTTATCTGTTCCGATGATATACTGCTTGGTCATATTAGTCAACTCATTGTAGAAAGCATACATATCAAGAGTAGCTTCAGCCATAGGCTCAAACTTAATCTGGTCTGGAGTATAGAGCTTCTTACCGAATACTGCTTCATAGATGAATCCTTCCTCTACAAACTCATCTAAGTGGCCTTTGATGGCTGATTCGAATCTAGCCTTACCATCCTTCACTTTATATAAATCATAGGTAGAATCTTTTAAAACGCCTCTATCACCCTTTCTAAGTTTACCTTCCCTATCCCTATAGAAGATTGAGTTAAAAAGAGGAGAATCAGAAATTGCGAAGTCCTCATCATCCGAGAATACGTTGTTTCCGGAGCGGTTTATAACGTAGACATCATTACTACTAGCCGCCATAGGCATCATACCTTGTATACCAGCAAACATATTTTCATTGATATTGATTACCCTTTCACCAGACTGCTCTACTAGTTGCAACTTAAGGTCACTCATAGTAACTAAGAGCTGGCTAAAGTCATTGTTTGTAAGCCTAAGATAGTTGAAGTCTGTGTTCTTGATGATATGCTCCTCCTTAGCTATCTGCTTAGCTCTATACTCTGGCATACTTCTGTTATTAGGTTTATCTCCACCGTCCTTAACTTCTATGATGAGATTATAAGGGATATAGTAGATATCAGAAATATACCAGTGCAACTGCCCTCCATATTCGTACTGCATGGTAGGACCAGGAGTAGCAATATCTACAGCCTTACAATTCAGTACCTTATCCATAAACTCAAGAGTCTTTCCTTCATAGCTGCCAGTATATACCATGACTGTACCATCAGAGAATCTGTATCTACTAGAGATACCTCTATTAGCAAGCATCTTCTCCTGGCCTTCTACAGTCTGAGTAATCCTGGTTACTCCTCTCTTTTTCATCATATTTGCTTCGAAGTTCTTAACGAAGCTATCATGACAAGCTTTCTTACCACACTGTCTATCGTATCTTCCTTTTTCTTCATCCCACTTAGTAGGCCCACCGCATTCAGTACACCTACCATTATAGTCCATATTGTTTGGGTAGTTGATGGCGTTAAAGGCTACTCTCATTGGAGTAAACCCTTCAGGTATCATATCTTCATGCTTCATTTCAATGTGTCTAATTAGGTCCTTTCTCTCTTTCTTAAGATCGCAGTAAGGACACTTATATTTCTTACCCATGTCTTCACCTCCTAAATTATTAATAAGTTGAGGTGTATGTGGGTAGGCCAACTTAATAATAAATCGTAAACTTTTACAGGTGAAACACAAGTATAATTTGGAAGGAGAGTATGAAATTATGGCTATTATGCAGCGTGAATACCTACTCACTACAAATAAATTCAAGGAACCATCAGTCGTCACTGGGTCTAATGCTATAGGCTTACTCCTGATGAGACTTATAATGATGGAACCAGGAACAGATCCTCTACATCCCGAAATGGGAGTTGGAATAGGAAACTACAGATATACAATGGATAAAGAAGAAGACCTTAGATCAAGAATAGAATCGCAGATATCAACTTATCTGCCTTATTTCTCTGATGCTATAGTATCACTTGTCTATTGCCCAGATCATACGGTAAATATAGAGATAAGTATGAACGATGTAACTTATGTCTACGACTCATCTGAAGCTCCTACTCCTATTACACTAGAGGATGTAACAAGCAACTAAATTTCATAAGGAGGTTTTATAGATATGAATGGAAGAGCTGTAGACGCAGATATAAATACTTCTAGCACTAGAAGAACGTCTTCATCTAGTAGACCTAGAAAAGAGCCTACGATTCCTGGAGTTACATTAGATTCAGGAGGAGCAGAAGAAGCAGTTTCTCATATTCTTCCTAAGCAGGAGCAGCCAGTTCAGCAGGAGCATGGAACTAGACGTCGTGTAAGTATTTCAGACATTGTTCCAGATAAAGAAGAAAAGAAAGATATCCCTGGAGTTACATTGCTTAAAAGCCCTCAGGATGAGATCCTTAAGCCAGGTGGAGTATTTGACCAGTATGTAGCAGAGAAGACAGAAGAAATGAGACAGAGAATGGCTGAAGAGGAAGCTAAGCGACAGGCAGCCATGGAAGAAGCAGAGCTCGGAGAAGATGAAGTAGATGAGTTCGGTGATGAGTTAGATGAGGACGAGGCAGACATCTTATCTAATGAGGATGCACCGGCATCTGAGGCTTCTAATGTACACGTTAACTCAGTATCCAGAGATGATGTATCTAACTGGGAGGCCGAAGAAGAGGAAGAAGAGCCTGAAGTGGAGGATGAGGAAGAGAACTTCGAAGACGTAGAAGATTCAGAGGTCCCATTCTATCAGGCTATGAAAGAAAAAGGCTTCCAGGACGACTATGAGTATCCGGAGGAATATAATCTCCCCGAAGATAACTTCTTAGACGATGAAGAAGAAGTAGAAGATGAACCGACTGAAGAGGTTATCGAAGACGACGAGGAAGACAATGAAACTCTGGATCATGAGCTGGGAGCTAAGAAGATTAGATTCGTTACAACAGATGACGAGTCTGTAGACGATATCGAGAAAGAAGTAGAATCTGATACCGGTGAGCCGTCTGATGATGAGAGACTTGAGGAACTTAGAGCTCAGATCGCTGAGAAGATTAAGCCTACGGCTAGGAAGCTTAGTCTTGAAGGCTGGACCGTAGCGAACAAAGCTACCGCTTCTAACAGAATCTTTGATACAACAGAGGCTTCCGCAGGTAAGTGGGTACTCCCGGCTACTGGTATCTGCATTGAGATGAGAGAAATCTCCGGGCAGAAGATCGAGTACATCCGTGAAAATATGGGTAACAATCCGACAGCTGCAAGAAACCGGCTTAAAGTACTGTATGAGCACGTTACTACTCCTAAGCCACAGAGTTTTGAAGCTTGGACTAAGAGTATCGCTTATGCTGACTATGATCATTTGTTCATGCCTGTATATCTGGCAGCATTCTCAGACTCTAACTACATTCCTCAGACATGTGAAATCGAGAAGAACAAGATTCCGCGTAAGGAAACTGGCTGTGGTAAGATGTTTATTACCGATAATATCCCAATCATGAAGTGTGTGAAGTTCAAGGATAAGGAGTCTGAGTCAAAGTTTTGGAAGTTATATGACTCCGACAGAACAAACGCAGACGGTCTGTATGCAACAGAAATTCTGCCTATCTCTGATAAGTTTGCTATCTCATTCAGAGATCCTTCCTTGTACAATATCTTCTTTGAGAGTGCTTCTTACGGAAAGGAGTTCTCTGACAAGTACAACAACATTATTTCTATCATGCCATATATTGACAAAGTATATTGGCTGGATCACGCTAATATGAAGATGGTAGAAGTTACGTACAAGAAGTATGAGAACAACGCTGCTAAGACAGCTAAGTCAAAGGTAATTCGGTACTCTAAAGTATTCGATACATTCAGTACTGATGAGTATTCTAATATGCTCAATATCATCAACAGTATCTCTGACCGTGTTGACTGGATGTCATATCAGATTCCGGAGTTGACTTGCCCTGAGTGCGGCAGAGTAATCCCAGAAGAGCCACTTAGCGCTTCAGGACTGGTTTTTACACGGCATCGGTTGGGAATTTTAGCCAGTTCGTCGATAAATTAAGTTGTGTATGCAACTTGATGAAAGGACGACTCACCATGGGTGAGCTAATGAACTTACCGAATAGGATCTTCCATACATTATACCATAACCACTATCTAGTAGAAGAAGCTCGTGCTAAACGAGAAGCAGAAGAAGCAAAGAAAGGAAAGTCTAGTTCTAACGGAAGGAAGTTCAGAAATCCTTTAGATGATATGACAGCTACTCAGATGGAGGACTTGGAAGATGAATTGGAGGATGCAGCCGAGGAGGGAATGCTATAGATGGACAGAGTAGAGTATGCTCACTCTATAAACACTGGATCTTTAGATTTCAGCTCAGCTTTCATCAACTATTTCGATCAACTAATGGGCGTATATGGATTCATTCAACCATGTAACTACCAGATCGAGATAGTTAGTTCAAATAACAATATCCTTGTTCTGAATATGAAGTTCAAGGATGGAGAATCTGCATTGAAGATATGTAGTATCTTGAGTGCTTCAGATAGAGTGATGCAAATATATGGTAGAACTTTTAAGTTCGATGTGTACCATGTTTCATTAGATACAATTCAGTTACAGATAACAGAATAAAGATAGGGTGGAGCTAGGTAATCTGGCTCCACCTTTTACATTTCAGTAAGTTTAGAAAGGAGGAATCACTAAATGCTTGGATACAATAGCGTTATATCAGAGATAGATAGACTCATTGAGTCAAACCATTATTCCACTATCGATGAACTGCTTGAAATGGCTAACGATGTAATGGAAGAGGCTGTGCTTACAGAGATCGAGTATAACAAGGTAGTCAAACACCTTAAGCTTGAGATACTTGATATAGACAGATTTGTATCTGCTAATGATTGTAAGCAGGTCACTAACCCAGTATTCTTTATTCGGAACAACATTCCTACAGATGATGGGTTACTGTCTAATACTATCTTTGGAATTACGAGAGATGATAGAGCTGGAATCTATGCTTACATTGACTTAGGAGGATGGTTTATAGACCCATCTTGTTATAAGACATGGATAAGAATGGACTCCCACATTAAAGAAGTCATCCATGGGCTCGATACTTATACTGTGAATGAAGCAGGGGAGATAGTTCCTAGTGCTAGTGGCAGTAATGGTATAGACTTCATCAAGAAGAATATAAATAAGATTAAGTTTAAGTCTACTGACTCTATCAAAAGAGACTTGAAGATACAGTACTTAGAGAAGAACAAGAACAGAATGTTTATCAACAAGTATCTTGTCATACCACCATTCTATAGAGATACTAACACCGGTAAGAATGGTACTGTAGGTGTAGGTGGTGTGAATGTATTATATCGTAATCTTATCTTAGCAGTACAGGCTCTTAACTCTACACAAGATTATGGTTTCGACAACACTGGTACACTTAGAGCAAGAATCCAAGAAATACTTATGTCTATATATGACTGGTTCTGTGGCAATACTAATGCTACTTCCTCTGTAGAACCAGGAGTAGGTATTGCCGGTAAGAAGGGTGTACTTCGTATGGCTAATATGAGTAAAACAACTAACTATTCTTCTAGAATGGTTATAGCCGCACCGGAGTTAAAAGCAGAGACTGTAGACGACATGATGGTTAACCAAGAGCATACTGCTTTACCATTAGCCGCTTGCTTAGCTAACTATAGAAACTATATCATCTTTAACGCTAAGAGATTCTTTGAGCAAGAGTTCATCGGTAATGAGCAATACTTAGTGGTAAGGAAGAATGGTAAGAGAGAGTATGTGAATATGAAAGATCCCCTTATGGAATTCTCTGATGAGAAGATAAAGAGGGAAATGGACCGTTTCTTACACGGATATAACAACAGATTCGTTCCGATATCAGTACCCTTAGAGGATGGAACTACTGTATACATGGCATTTAAAGGTAAGTTTAATAAGCCTGGAGAAGGCGAAGAGAGCTTATGTAAAAGAAGACTCACCTGGTGCGACGTATTCTATATCAGTGCAGTAGAAGCAGTCAGAGATAAGAATATTCTCATAGTAAGATATCCTGTACAGATTGAAATCTTAAGACCTGCAGCATAACCTAAACCGAAAGGCATGGTATGAAAAACCCATCTAATGCTGGGAGAGGATAATGCTCATATGGCTATACTCATAGTAGTCGAAAGACAGAAACAAATGTATGAGATTTCTATATGCTGAAAAGCTAAGTAGAATATGTAATTCCTTAATCAGCAGCGAAGTTAAACTTATAGTTTAATGTGCTCACAGATCATCGAAAGCTAGATACTCTTCATTGTCAGAAATGGCTAAACGCGAAACTCGGGAAGAGTTGAGAATAAGGTATAGAGATATACACGAAGCGAGTAGAGTAGAGCCTTATATAGGTACGGCATCCTGATATCAAGTAAGTCCGTTTAAATCGAAATGGTGGGATTAGGTATAATATGGTAACAGTATATACCTAGTGTGATATGATCGGCATAAGTAAAATATGTGAGATAGTTATTTCAATCAGATAACAACGAAAGCAGTAGTGTCTTCTACTAAAGAAACAGAGCCTATGTATATAGACGGTAAATACTATCCTTATTACCCTAAGATAAGGGAAGAGGATATAGGGTCTAATACCGGTAATACTTTCGTTGACACCCTTAAAATGAGTAACTTATACTTGGACGGTATGGGGGGGGACTATGATGGAGATACCGTTACGGCTAAGTCTCCTTATACGATTGAGTCTAATCAGGAGTTAGATGAGTTCATGAACTCTAAAGCTAACTTTATTAACTTAGGCGGTAATAACGTTAAGATAGTTAAGGCTGATACAGTACAGTCACTATACTCCCTTACTAAAGTACTTGATAAGTCTAAGCTTAAAGATCCGGTATTTGAATGATACAATGGAGGTGTACTTATAGTCTAGTACACCTCCACTAATACTGCTTAGTATGATAAACTATAGAAGCGATGTAAATATCTATAATTACAAGCATCAAAACAATTTATTAAAATCATGTATAGGCTAAGATGCCTACATGAAGAGTTTAAAGGAGGAAAGAGATATGGCACTTGGAAGCGAAAACACTTATGGGAACAACGGCAACAACAAAAAGGTGTTTGATCCTACTTACTATAGTAGAATCAGAATCAAGAACAGAGACAAGAAGGCATTGGACTTCAACTACAGTCGGGGGCTGCTTAAGGTTATCCTCTCAGAAGAGAGAGATAACTACAGATATGAGGATATGACTTATATCACTATTAGTCCAACTAAAGCAAGACTTTTGATTGACCAGCTTGAAACATTCATCGGCAGAATGAAGAGCGGTGAGCCTATTGATCCTAAGGAAGGAGTCGGTATCAACAGCGGTATTGGTGAGACCGTAAACTTCTTAATCTTTAAAGTAACTGGAAATAGACCTGATGTGCCGGAGCATTCTATCGTAATGGGTAAGATCAGCCAGAACGGCATCGTGGAGTGCAGCTATGAGTTTGTCTTCAACGTAGACTATGATTTCAGTCTGCATTGGAGAGATGTAGACTCTATGGATGTAGAGAAACAGATAGACCAGTTTATGGGAATCAAGATGTTCTTGGGAGTACTTAAGGAGTTTGCAAACAGCTCGTCCGGAGCAATCGGTGCTTCTGTATGGGATACCGGAAGGTATGAGGTAAACAGACTCTCCAAGAAGATTGACCCGATCTACAACAAGCTTGGGATTGAGATATCCCACGGTAATAGGGAGAGAGACAGAGCAGACATGGGTTCTGCATCTGAGAACTTCTTCACGAGACAGAGCTCATCTTACAGTAACCAGAACTCTCAGTCTAACCACAAGTCCTATACGGAGATTGAGGGAATTCTTTCTGATGATGAGTATGGTGATATGCCTGAGGAGGACTAATAATGGTTAGATCCATACTTCCAGGCAGTGGGAATACAGGGGGGTTAATGACTCCCCTTATCCCATTCAATGTAATAGTAGATACAGACGAGGGTTTACTAAGGGTAATATACAAGTACTATATGGATAGTACAATCTTCAATAGAAGTTTCTTTGAAGGCCATACCATAAATTCATTAGCACAAGCATTGTATGAACGTGAAATGGAAAACCCACTGTATCTATGCATCAATGATGAGTATAAGGACTCATGTGATAGCCTCTACAAGGAGTTCATGGAAACCAAGTATGAGACTATCCTAGATTGGTCTGTAATCACAGAAATATATAGACTTATCAGACTCTTTAACAATGAGCCAGATATTAAGTTGACTATAGTATGTGAAAGACAAGAAGAAGTAGACTGTCTCAGGGCTTCAAAAGAGACTAAGGATTGTAAGATTATCCTTAGTGACTCTCTTAAGCCTGAGACTATAAAATCATTCAACCAATTCTTTTTTAAGAGTATAGGCGATGCTATACCTTATACGAAGTATTTGACTGGTAAGACGATCTACTTTTCCAACTATACATTCAATTCTAAGGCTGGAGAGAATGATCCTATACTGGCTATACTGTCTGAGAACAATGTAGTCAATTTTATTGATGTATTTAGATTTGACAAAGGAGATAAATCCGTTGAAGACGAGTAAAGAGAAGTATGATTTGATGTGTTTAAATTTGGTAAAGGAGATGACACGGTTGAAGTTAAGCAAAGAGAAGTATGATTTTACACAGGAGTACAAGACACATATGCCTCATACTGTATCGACTGTTGTAGATACTAATCGGGACAATGTAGTGCCCAGGGAAAAGCTTCAGTCTATTTATATTAAGACGCTTAATACCATCGCAGGATACTTGGCCAACACGTTTGGTCCTATGGGTTCAAACACGAAGCTTATCCGAGGAAACAATGCTGAGACTATTGTGTCCGAGTACACTAAGGATGGACATAATGTACTCAAACATATTCTGTTCTCTAACCCAATTGAGATGTCTATCCAAGCTGAGATGGTAGATATCACTCATCATGTAGAACATGAGGTAGGAGACGGTACTACATCAGCAGTTATCCTGGCTTCCAAGATCTACAAGTATATTGCCGATCTTATGGAAGATGAGAAGGTGCAACCCTATGACGTTATTTATGCTTTCAAGAGGGTTGTAAAGATGATCCAGGAAGAGATCATCGCTAATGGTAGAGAGGCTACGTTAGAAGACATCTACGATATCTGTATGATTTCTACTAACGGCAATGAAGAGGTATCTCAGAACATCAAGAATATCTATGAGAAATACGGGATGGATGTATCTATCGATGTTTCCATCTCTACAACAAACGACAGTATGATTAAGGTGTACGATGGGCTTACTATCACAGAAGGTTACTCTGATCCGGCATATATCAACAACACTAAAGATGCTACGGCAGAGATACATAATGCGCAGATCTATGCTTTCATGGACCCCATTGATACAATGGAAATGATATCTCTGTTTGAGAAGATCGTAATGAACAATATCATCGAGCCGCTGCAGGCAAACGAGATGTGTGTTCCTACAGTAATCATTTCTCCTAAGATGAGTAGGGATATGAGTTCACTTATGCAGACAGTTATTGAGTACATGCACCAGGCAGCAGACAATCAGAAACCGCCTCTGCTTGTTATCACAGATATCATCGGCACAGATGAAGGAATCTATCTTGACATCGCTAGACTCTGCGGGTGCAAGTATATCAGAAAGTATATTGACCCGGAGATTCAGAAAGCAGATGAAGCAAAAGGATTAGCTGCTAACCTGGAGAATGTATGCAGCTTTGCTGGCTCAGCAGAGTTAGTAGTTTCCGATGTAGGAAAGACTAAGTTCATCAATCCATCTAAGATGATGGATGAGAATGGAGAGCCCTCTAAGGACTATACAGCTTTAATCAACTTCCTTCAATCAGAGTTAAACAATGCAAGAGCTAACGGTGAAGATTCCCGGGCAGTGGGAAGCTTAAGAAAGAGATTACGCTCACTCCAGGCTAATATGGTAGAGTACCTTGTCGGAGGTATTACTATCGCAGACAGAGATGCTGACCGTGACCTTGTAGTAGATGCAGTAAAGAACTGTGCTTCAGCAGTAGAGAACGGTGTAGGATACGCAGCTAACTTTGAAGGATTAGTTGCTTCCCTTGACGTATATGATGATCTCTTATCAAAAGATGGAGATACTTATGATGAGTTTCACCTGGAGACTAAGCTGGCTATCTTTATCTTCTTGTCTTACTTTGATACTCTTGAGCTGCTTTACGGTACAGTATTCCGTGAAAGCGAAGTAGAAGATAAAGTAATACAGTCCATCAATACCGGTATGCCTATCAACCTTAGGACAGGTGAATTTTCCGACACTGTAAAGACATCTATCATGACGGATGTAAAGATACTTGAGGCTATATCTAAGCTTATAACGATTATGGGTACGTCCAATCAATGCCTGCTTCAAGCGCCACAACTCAATACTTACTAAAAGTAAGTCTTGGTTGCCATATAACTTTCTCCCAAAATCAGACAAGGTACTGCGGGTATAATCTCGCAGTACCGAGTCAACTCAGAAGTAATATTTCATGTGGAAAGGGAGATAGCGTATGACATTTGACGAATACATTACGAATCCTATGGGAAAAAGTAATGCAGTATTGTCCGCTGCAGTTAGAGAAGCTCAGGGAAGGATATACTCCAACAAGTTCAACAATGTTCTGCTTAGGGAGAATGGAAGGATTGACTACTATATCTATAAGAGTAAGAGTGACGCTTACTGGGTACATGTCAAAGTACCCTCAGAGGTAGTTAAGAACTTCTACTACGACGTAGTAATGAAGTTTACTGGCAATGCTAAGCTTGGGGCAACATCTGCTGGTTTAGACAAGTATCAAGTGGAGTTTTACTCTAATGACCCTGCTTTTGTTTATACCTATGCTCATGTGTTTTCGAAGAAGGGGCTGTTCATAAAAGAGCTGTCCTCTAAGATGTCTAAGAAGGCACTAAAGACCCCTGCAAGGGAAAAGAACCCAGAGAACACAGTGGGGTATGTGAAGAGTCTATACTTTGCATATCTCTTTATGAAGAATAGAGGGCTCTTTAGTAAGATTAAGTACGTCGGTGCTCCTGACTTGGATATGAGGTATCTTTTGTCTCAAATAGAGGATGCAGATACGAAGATACAGAAAAGACAAGATGAAGGAGCGAAGATATCACAAAGAAAGAAAGTCACCATATCCAAAGATGACTATAGAAGACTCAAAGGACGTGGTGTCTCCGATGATTCTCTGACTGGATTTAATGTGGCAACTACCAACAAAGTTGGTGTGGTTAAGAACTCGGCAATCAATAAAAGCGTTAAGAGGACTAAATCCGTAAAAAGGTTCTAAAGTTATAAACTATATACACGAATCTTTGTAAGGAGGATGTTACGATATGCAACCAATTAATATCATTAAAGACGATCAACCATATCAGAGACCTGAGTTTATAGACGACTGGGTTCCTGAACCGGCTAATGTAATATTCAAGAATGTAAAGCGCTATTTCATAGCGCCAGTGTCCTCGTTCTGGAGGACAGAGCAGAATGTCGGACTAGATATGTTCGACTTGACTACTAAGAAATGCTATAACTCTCAGGAGATGAGGGACCATATGTGTCATTACCTCAACTACTTCGAGAGGTTTTATGATCAAGAGAAAGAGTATCTGACCATCCTATGTAGAATCAAGTTCATGATAGGATATGGTAACGGGTACAACGTAAACAGCTTTATATACGACATAAGACGATACATATTGACTGATTCAATCATAAAGAAAGTGAACTCTATGGTTGATGACAATTATCGTCTTGCGTTGAACTACAATTCCATCAACAATCCGGCGTTGCAGTATACAGATGATCACGCTAAGATGCTGATGACAATGAGTGTGTTAATGAACATGGTAATACCTTTGTTGACGCACTTCGCTTATGCAAACAAGATAACCGATATCGACAGCTTCTTATTAGAGGTGTATGACTACATCATCTATATATATCCTGATGTCGATATTTATAGCAAGATGTATGAAACATGTATCACTAATGTCTCTAAAAACGAGCAGAGAAACAAAGGATTGTGGATTAAGCAAGATATCAGAGGGTTAGACACTGTTATTCATAGTGATAACTCTCTTGACAACATTGTCTTGAATATCATGCCGAAGTATACGTTCAAAAGAAACGTTATCAACTTCAACTTCACATCCATAAACAATAACACAGGATTCCAGATCATAGATATAGAGTATGAATACTCTTATGTACCATTATCAAGTTCTAAACGTGATGAAGATAGCACAAGTGAGTTCGACAAATTTGAGGCTACACTCACGAAACAGAACGAACAGATATATCTACAGAATAAGGTAAACTGCTTTGGTACAAATTCAGTAATAGAATCTGTCTATGGTCCATTTGATGACAATGAGGTAAGGTTCTATATAAACGAATTGTCAGATGATGAAGGAAACTGTGTCAATGGATTCCAGAGGCAACTTATCTTCAATATCTTCTATAAGTATTTTGGAGATAGTAGTAGCATCAATGCTATCAATAAGGTTGACTATATCAAACTTATGATTGCGGCGAGAAAGATTCTACAGAGTCAGTATATGGTAGTGTTACCATATATAGTATCATCTAAGATAGAAAAATTAGTAGGCCGAAAGACAGTCAACAAGAAAGAGATGACTAAGCTTGAGGCTTCTAAGTACTATCCGATGGTGGTACAGAAGTATCAGAACGAAAAAATAATAAGGCAGATTCTGTCAACTATAGCGACTATAATCTCATCTGATTTCAGAATTGTAGACTTCCACGATTTAGAGATCAATGGCCGTATGATAGAAACCGTGCCAGATATGATCATCGAGGAATACTTGATGTATACCTTACTAATCTAAAGGACAAAAGAAGATAGTGTGGGAGGTAAAGTATACTTCCCACACTATTAAGGGGGAATGTGATATGATTAAATTCTACTGCGCATGTTTTATGATAGCTGCAGTATGCTTAGCAGTACACTATATGTACTGTAAGATTAGAGACCTAGATAGGACTAACAGTAATTTTCCGGCGTTTATAGGGGCTATGTTTGTCAGTATAGGTCTAGTGCTCTGTGCGTTAAAGACAGTCACTTTTTTCAATGATTTCATCCTATATGGGATAAGCTCCTTGTTTGGTTACTTTGTAGACATACTGAAACTTGTATATATAGGCTTCTTTGGATACATACTAATCATGATATACTTGGAGGAGAAAAATGAAGAATAAGAAAGTGTTCGGTTTATACCTGGTGCTGAATATAGCATCAGGATTACTGGCTATAGTGAGTATTATATACTTGATGTGTACACTACTCACAGAAGAAGGACTAAGCACAATACATATGCTACAGAAGATAGCTCTAATATCTTTTATAGTGATATGCTCATGTTTCATCAACTGGTTCACACTAGTTATAATAAAGATGCTAAGAAAGGATGACGACTGTAATGAGCGGTGACGATATAAGATTCTTAATAGCGTTTGCTCTCACACTAGTTGTACTTTACATTATAAACAGAGATAGAGCCTAGGGGTTTAATCTCCTAGGCTTTTGAGGTGATAATATGAATAACAATACTTTTTTACTTGGGGAGAAGTTTAAGCAGTACTTCCTAAGCGCTGTGCCTAGTGCTAGACTTGCTTCAGGAGGTAAAGAAATAAACTGTAGGTGTTTTGAATGTGGAGACTCTAGAAAGAGTCAGAAGTCTAGGCATATGTATCTCAGTATGCCTACTGAAAAAGATCCAGGATTCTATTACTGCCATCTATGTAATTGCTTTGGAGCTATATCATATCGGAAGTTAATAGACTGGAGTATATTCGATGCAGACTTAGCAAATGAGTTGTTGATACACAACTCTGTAGTTACTGGATCTGTGAAATATAGAAAGATTCAACATGGTAAAGCATTCAGAGTCTATAACGATTACATCAAGAATGATCAACTCTCTATGGAGAAAAAGATCTATATCAATAATAGACTCGGGACTAATCTTACAGATAAGGATTTCATGCAACTCAAGATAGTCATCAATCTAAATGACTTACTTGAAAGGAATCATATCACTACTTACACTAGAGATGTAGGTATAGTATCAGACTTAGATAAGGCCTTTGTTGGATTCTTATCATTGGACAATGGATTCGTTACACTAAGGAAACTTGATGACAGAATGGTATATAAGAGCATAGATTCTAGGTATGTGAACTATCGTATATTCGATAAGTCAGATACCTCAGAAAGATTCTATGTGGTACCACAAGTCATAGACCTCTTACAACCGCAGAGGATCAAGCTTCATATAGCAGAGGGAGCTTTTGATATACTCTCTATCTATCTCAATGTAAGAAAGAGAGAACCTGGTATATATGCTACTGTGTCTGGCTCTAATTATTCATCTATCATATCATACTTCATGATTGAAAAGCAGCTTCCTAATCTTGAGGTGCATCTGTATCCAGATAATGATCAGAAGCAGTGGAAGATGGATAGAATCATTAGAGAGTATTATCCATACCAGATTCCTATATACATCCATAGGAACGTAGCTCCTAATGAGAAGGACTTTGGTGTATCACCAGATAGAATCAAAGAAACAGTGTGGAAGGCCAACAACTGGGTATAATAGCCTAGCTCAACATCAATATAATTTGATGAAAGGAGTGATTATCGTATGGGGAAGTTTATAAACACAGAGTATAAGCAAACTATAGAAGGTTTAACTTCTATGTCTACAGACTTGCTTAACAACAATCTGTATAAGTTTAACGATAAGAAACCCACTAAGGTTAGGTATTGGAATATAAATAAAGATAAATCTACATTGGACCAGGGTTCTAAGCTTGCTATGGATGAGATAGGTGATGAGTCACCACTCCGGTTTAATCAGATCGATGACTTATTCTTATTCGGTATACCTAGAATGGAACTTAACTTTGAATTTGGAGACTTCGGCCTGGAAGCAGAAGAGATCAATGGGGAGTGCTTTATGATGCCTAATATCATAGAGCCTACCCCAGGAGACTTCTTCCAGATAGACTACATTCCTGAAGGGTATTTGTTTAAGGTAACTGGAGTAGATAGAGATACTTTTGTTACCGGTTCTACTGTATGGAAGATAGCCTATAAGCTTGACCGTATTAGTGACATAGATATCAAGAAGAATGTGGTAGAAGAGTTCATAGCTATAGATACACAGCAGGGTACTAACTTCAGAACTGTAGTAGGAAAGAAGAGTTATCTTAAGGCAGTAGAGTTAGATGAGCTTGGAGCTCGTCTTAAGAAGTACTACATCGATTTATTTTTTAGCGATCCGGTGCAGACTTTCATCTACAAGTATCTGAATGAGTCTAATATGTATGATCCATTCTTGATTGAGTTCATCATAAGGAATGGTATACTTATCAACTCTAGCTCTAAGTATGTACATGTAGAGCATCAGACTCCTCTGTCTAACACGTTTGCTATAGACTACGATAACTCTCTCTATAGAGCATTCGAGACTATGTCTATAGATAAACTCGTATCTTCTGTCTATGTATGTCAGGCCAAGTGTATCACTAGTATGATTAGTGTATTCTATTCAAGATATGAGGATTACTTCGAATTGGATTATAAGCCTCTAAATGGTGTAGCTCCTGGGCCATTTAACTCTAGAGACTATATAGAGGTATTCCCACAGGACTTAGTGTATGCTATACAGGACAATACAGAGATAGTAGAAGAAGGTAAGGAGTACCAGAATATCTTCGTAAAGTACTTCCATGGTCAGGATATAGACAGGGAAGATTTAGAGCATATCAACAAAATTAAGTATGATGACGCTAAAGAAATCTACTATATGCTCCCATTGATCATATTTACGTTAGAATATTACACGAAAAAGCTGCTAAGTTAACATAACTGTAAAATCCAGAGGGTTTATAGAACCCTTTTAGGACGATCTTTAAATCCAGAAGGAGGTAATAATGATGAGTGATTTTCAGTCCGTTTTTGATCACGCTGGAGAAGTAGAAGATGAATTCGATGCTATCTTTGGCGGTAATGAGGATGGAGAATTGATTGATGCTTGCTGCGGCTTTAATGAAGCAGGTGAGTGTGAAACAGATTTTGACGAGCTGCATCAGACAGAAGGCGATGCTGAGCCGGATGATTTCGAAGACGATCTTCGTGTAGATGACCCAACAGACAACGCGCCTAGTGGAGCAGAAGGTACAGATTCTGACCCGGCTATCGATTTGGCTTTGGGTGAATGTGATGAGTTCAGCGATGTAGGTAAGCCAGGCAAGACAGATGCCGATGACTTCTACAGCGATTACAATGAGCCGGAAAAGGATTCCGCTTTGACCGGAGAAGGCCGCGATGTCAATATGGATAACGAAGACATCGAAGGTGAGTTCGACAAGATTGCCGAAATGGCTTGCGGAGGTAGCTATTTTTTTGAGGGTTCCTGCCGGGAAGACGGAGAAGAGTCCAGTGAAGACTTGGATGTAAATGACGATATGGACTCTGTAATGGATGGCATCGATGGCGGGGACTCAGAAGATGATTCAGTTGATGAAGCTGCTGATGATTATGAAGAAGGAGATTCCGATCTTGTGGACCTGGTAGCAGGAAACCACGAAGAGTAAGGAATAAAGGAGGTAATTGTCATGGCATTGGAAGAACGTTATACTTACACCGTACATCCTCGTAGGCCTATCCGGAATATCATCCAGGGTACAGCAATCCTAAGACCAATGACATTGTCGTTGACTAAGGAAGAAGTACTTAAGTGTATCAAGTACGGCGCAGTATATCGCAAGTTTTATATGGACTCCAATCTTGAAAAAGTTACGCCGTCTAATCTTGATAGATTGCACCGGCAGAAGCACATCACGGAAGCAGAGTACAAGGCAATGTTTGTGGAGAAATGGAAATCCCACAAGGATATTGTAGAGATATTGAAGGATGAGCTAAAATCCGAAGAAGGTCAGGTAGAAGATGCTACACCAATTCTCGACGACCAGAAAGAGGAATCAGCCGATACGACAGAAGAAAAAAAAGTAGAAGAGGAACAGTTATCTACAGATAACAACGCCCCGGCTGATTCTGTAGAGAATGATGAAACTGAAGGTGTCGAAGATGAAGAAAGCAAGAATGCTGAAATTGAATCTACTGAGAAAGATTCTATTGATGAAAAAGAAGCGGATTCAAATGTATCGACAGATATTTCAGCAGACAGCTTAGATGAGTCTAAGCCGAAGCCTAGTGGTAATCCTGCTTCTAAATCTGGAAAAAAGAAAAACCGCAAGAAGAACAGCGGTAATTCTAATCATTCAGTAACATCGTCTGTTCCTGAGACTGCCCCAGAAGATTAAAATGAATTTGGAGTACGGTAATGATCCGTACTCCAATTGGTTCTGCCACGTCGATGCAAGCTTTTGATGATCATGGCCTCTTGCCTTCCACCCCATACGTAGAATGCTCATCCATCCAGTCGTCGTCATCATCCTTAGCACTTCGTGTTGTAAAGACAAACCTCCAAAAGTCTTTACACTTCATCATTAGAACCTTCATTTTAAAAATACCTCCTGTAACTATAGTTCCCGTACCTTACTCTAAGACTAATGGACTCTATTCGGTCAGGTACATGCATATAGTATATGACAGAGGTATAGTAGATTACCGACTACATACAGAGTACAGAATCTCTTCTGTAAGTTTACGGGTATTGTAATGAAGGTCTCCTTTTTCTTCATCTGCGTCTTTCTCATACCAATCTAAGATATTACTCTTAAAGTGATACGACATAGCCTGCCAATCACAAATCATGTGAATGATAGCTCCTAGAGTCATCTCTTTAGGTTCATTGTTGTTGTCATAATGTCCGTCTATTACTTTCCAGTACTTCGGATGGTGGTCATTATGCATGAAGTGGTGTTCCCAAGCTTTATTATAGAGCTCTTCTACATGATCTTTGTATACCGGATCAGCATTCATATTATCCTCTTCTGCTTTTGTAGGATAGTATTTCATTCTGTACGCTATGAACTCATCGTCTGTCATCTTACTGTCGTCATGATGTAACACATCGTCCTTGATACTCATTACTGCTTTTTGCATCTCTACGTTAGAGATACTATCAGTTTCTTGGTAGCCAAGGTTAGATAGAAAGAGTTCCTTGTAAGCTCTCCTTACATTAGCTAAGTGATCATTGATATACTCCATGTACTCCTTCTCTTTGCTTATTAACTCTTCTGCTTCTCCACATTCTTCTCTAAGTATTACCACGATTCTTCCCTCCTTTCAAAATAAAAGAGGTGTACAAAGGTAGTACACCTCATTCATTACTCTTATCACTTTAATTCATCCAGTGCGTCGTAGTTGAAGAACAAACCATATTGTCGTTTGTCAACTATCTTCTTTCTAGAGAGCTGCTCTCTAAGATCACGATAACGTAAAGCTACTTCTCTCCACTTCTTAATCTCTGCTTCAGACAAACCTTCCGTATTGTAGATGTAATCTTCAAGAAGATTGATTCTACTGTTGATCTGTCTGAGGGCATAGTATGCATCCTCTTCAGTCTCAGCGTTCTTAACCCTGATAGTATACTCATAGAGGTCGTCTTCGATAGCTCTAAGCCCATTCTTCTTAATGTTTCCGAACAGACTTCCTCCGGACTTTGCTTCTCTCATGATACGAGCTGACTCAATCATTACGTCTGTATTGATTCTCTGTAAGCTCTTGATAGTCCTATCAGTCTCCGCTTTCAACAGCTTAGAACCGGTGAATCCCATGGCTTCCTTAAGGGTCTCGATTGCAGAGGGTCCATTGTGTTTTACGTCTCTATAAAGGTTAAAAGCCCACTTTATGAGCACCAGATTAGGATCTTTCACAGTGCTTCCAATTCCAAAAACGCTTGATCTAGCCTTTATCAGTGCACTCATTAAGGAATCGCGTAAATTTGCAGAATTGATGAATTCATTGGAAAGAATATCGTCTACATCCTCCTTATAAGTAGAAGATGTAATCTTAATGAGAGCATCTTTAATAGCAAAGATAAGAATCTGTGAATAGTTCACTGAGTCCTTAATACTGATAGCTTCGTCCTCGTTTGCGATATAGAGATCAATGATGGATCTTACTTCATTGATAGGCCCTGGCCCTAAGACCAATGAACTTACTTCATGCAGAAGATAAGCAGAGATCTCTGATGCTTCTAAGCCTGCACTAAACAACTTAGAATCAATCTCAAGCATATATCTGTTGATTTCCATTTCTTTATCTGAGAAGAGGATATCAACAAGATCGTTAGGAGTTAGTGTAGGATTGATCATGATACCGAAGAACATCTTGTCTGTGTTCTCTGTATACATTACATCAACACAAGTCTTAGTAGGGAATATCTTATTGAGAGTATCTCTAATGACTTTGGTGTCTACTGTAGCAGAATCTCCACTTGCGATATTTGTAAAGGCTGCGTCAAGTCTATTCTTGTCCGTTTCACTCATCGCAGCCAATATAGCCTTATCCATGTATGTTTCTCCTTTCTTGTTTATTTTTAATTCAAAGTTTAGCCAATACAAAATAATACGGGGTAGGCCTTTCTGGACCTACCCCGATCTGTAGCTTAATCTTATTCTTATGCTTCAACTAATCCGGTCGGATTCAGAATCTGAATACGTCCCTGAACTGGCTGATACTCAACGAACTTCCAATCCTCATAAGCGTGGATTGCTGGCAGAGCCGGGTTCGCGATGTTACGGATTTCATTGGAAATGTACAGCTGATAGTCATAGATTCTGTAGATGATTCTCTCGCTGTTACGCGGGTTCAACAGAATCATCAGCTCGCAGGTACCTCTCATCTTATCGGAACCGATGAAGTTGTAAACTCTCTTGTCGGATGTGTTAACAATGGTCTGAGTGTAGTCCAAGGTAACAGGACCGATGTTTGCCGGAGCCTGATAGCTGTATTCCTTCGGGGTAATCTTACGCACGATTTCCGGATCACCAAAGATTGTAACGGTCATGTTAGGATCATTCAATACCTGAAGCATTCTGGTTACATAACCATCCAGGTAATCCATGAATGTCTTATGACGCCATTCAACATGATCCAGAGCGTATCCGTCACGCGGTGCGAAATCGAACTTGCCCCAGAATGATGTTCTCTCATCCATTCTCTTGTAGCTGGTATCCAGCTCCATCTTGATATGGTCGTCCTTGTAGTTGGACATAGCGTTCTTGAACATGCCCATCAGCTTGGTCAGCTGATTTACGTTGTACATAGCAGCCAGGTCTTTTACTTCCCTCGGGCTGATAGTGGTATTGATCGGAATGTTTGTAGGAATCTCAACCAGGTCGGTATCAACTTTCCACTTAACCTGGCAGGTTTCCAGCATGGCATTACTGGTATCCAGCTTAGCGGAAAGCTTAACAGCTGTAATCTTTCCGTAGGTAGCCATGATGTTGAACTTGTTCTTGTTCATAGAACCGGAAATGGCTTCTTTAATCTCTACTTGTTTTGTTTCTCCATCTACTTTCTGCTTACAGCTAATCGTCAGAGGCTGCACAACAGTTCTTTCGAAGTGGTTTGGTCCACCGTAGTTCGGAGTGAATCTGATGTTGGTCCTGAACCAAACGTCATCAGTCTCTTCAGCTTCAGCGATCTCGCCGCCTTTTTCGATGTATCCTTCATCATTAGGTTTAATGTCGCCTTCTTCGATAACAACACCTTCTACCTTTACAGCAGAGATATATGTATCAATACCCAGGCTGTCCAGGGAAGTACCGCCAAGTTCTGCCAGGATGTCGTTGTCATCCTCTGTCTGCGGCAGCGTCAGCTCGAACTCTTTCATCGGGTTCGTAGCATCGATAGCTGCGGTCATCTTGTTCTGATCCAAGAACATATCCAGCTCTTCTCCCTCCGGAGTAACCAAGATACGTCTCTCAAGAGAAATGGTAAACTTGGGCTGCACGGCCGTAACCTTCTGAATACCACCTTTGTCAAATACGTTGTTCATTAAGATGAGTTTATGGATAGGCAAAGCCATACCAACTACCGGGTTGTACTCAGCCAGGGTAGCGTGCTCAAACATAGCATGGCAGTCGTTCTCGAACTGCTCCTCCATCATCTCTTCTTCGTCATCAATATCTTCTGGCTCCAACTCACCGTTGGATGTATCAACAGAATCCTCAACAAAGAAACGCTTCATGGTTTCTTTAGTTGACGGACGACGCATAACCTTGGTTGGCTCTTCGAAGATGTCACATCCGTCTTCATTCAGGATGTAACTTGCGGTCTCCAAAAAAGTCTTTGCAAATGGATATAAGGGATCTTTTCTGTAAGAAGATCCAGCGACAGTTTGCTGTCTTGTTCCACCAATAGGCATAACCTCTATCTCCTTTCATAAGATAAATTTTTGTTATTAACCATAAATCCCACCATGAAGCGGAAGTCTAGGGCTAATCTTTACAATAATGTTATAATTTGTAGTTTTTAACAGGCTACTTAACTGCATCTTTTTGCTTTACTTTGTCGAGTTCTTGTACTGTAAGCTTGATACCATTGAGGATAGACAAGTACCTATTGAAGTTGACGTCATTCTCTATATAGGAATTGCTATCGTAGACATTAAGAAGATAGTAGCTGATATACTCCTTAAGATCATACATAACCGTCAGTATTCTCTTGATGATAGGCTTGAAGTCCTCGTTCTCATCTTCGATAAGTTGGTTGAACTTTTCTATCAGTCCATTACACTTACCATACAACTCGACATACATTCTCTTGAGAGTCTGAATCTTTCTCTTCTTCTCACTCTCAGACAAAGAGTCAAACAGTTCTCTATCAAGAGCTTTCTCCTCAGAGTCTGTGTCAGAACTCTCTTCACCGGAATTATCGTCCTGATTGTCGTCGGTGTTATCATCTCTATTTCCGTCATCATTGTTCTCTTCTTCCTGGTCAGGTTCAGAGTCTATATCGTAGTCGTCGTTCTCTGACTGGTTGTCATCGTTGTTGTCGTCCTGGTTATCGTCTTCTTGGTTTTCATCTGTATTGTCTTCCTGATTAGAGTCATCAGTAGCTTCAGTATCGCCATTGTCTGTATCATTATTATCACCAGCGTCAGCATTATCATCTCCACCTCCTCCATCATCATTAGAAACAGTGGGAGCACCTGCTGGAGTTTCGTCGTCTTCTCCTTCTTCGAATAAGAATCTACGTTTAATGAATGGCATATGATCTACCTCCTTTCCTATGTGCTTATTCTTCCCTCAGACCAGTAGCAGAACCAGGAAGTATGTCCTTACCAATTCTGATATTGTATCTGATTCTCTGATACTGCCTCTGTAAGTCTTTCTTATATGCAAGAAGCTTACGATACTTCTTCATATTATCATTACGCTCTGCAATAGCAATCTCTTTCTCAACTACTTCCAATTCTGTAGAGAGCTCATCAAGCATAAGTAATCTCTCTTTCTTGGTAAGTCTCTTAGAGGCAGCAAAGCCTCCTACTGCTGTAATAACTCCGGCCGCAGGATTGATAGCTGAGATACCGGCAAGAGCAATAGCTGTCTTAATACATCTAGAGAATGATGGGATAATAGAACCCTTAATGATAGCTTCTCTTCTATCGCTAACTAATGCATTCTTTATACCCTTAGTCAGACGGTCGAAGTCCATATCGAGATTCTTAGATATCTCTTTCTCTTTAGTACTAGCATCCTTCAGCTTAGCCTTGATACCTTTAGCAAACAGTTTCAGATTAGTAATGTTTACCCCGGCGAATGGGTTATGAGGATCATTCTTACCAGACTCATCTGGTCTATCTAGTTTGATCTTTTCCTTAACCTTATCTACGATATTCTTACCATCCTTACCGTCATCTTTAGTATCCTTCTCATCCTTGATGTCTTTTTTGTTCTTGTCGTCATTATTCTTATCTTTGTTGATAGGAACCTTTTCACGGATCTTATCTCCGATGGTCTTCTTGTCCTCTTCCTTCTTCATCTCTTCTTTCTTCTTATTGATAGCCTTCTTCTCATCATCAGACTCAAGAAGTGAAGAAATGATATTACAAGCTTCCATCTGGAGATTTAAAGGAGCTTCTTCATGACCCCAGTTCTTCATAGCCCACTTAATCTCTCCGGATTCTGTGTATGTATCCTTAGTATGACTCTCACTATAAGAAGAGTATAGTTTATCTATATCTTCTCTAGTAATAGTGTCTACATACTTAGAAGCCTCTATAATAGAAGAGAACCTAGCAGAGTCGATATCATTGATACGGGACTGTATAGACTCTACAATACCACTATAGAGATCTATGTCTACAGAGTCTAAGATAGCTGCTTCATGCTCTATCTCAAGAACACGTCTCTTATCTTCTTCTGATAACTCTCCTTTAGCCTCTTTCTCTTCATCATCAGAGAGAAGTATAGTAGAGTATCCTTCGAGTCTAATCTCTACAGTGTCTGGATTCACAACGTAGTATACCTTACCTTCAGACTGTGAACCAAGAACGTTCTTGTTGATCTGCTCACAAACCTCAGTAAGTACATCTTGTACCTCCCAGAAGTTAGACTCATCAACGATTCTGTAGCTGCATACGCATATATCGGAAGTATCGTTCTCTGTGATAGTCTCATATAGAGAAGTCTCTTTAAGACCTTTTTTCTTTTTGATAGGAGTAAGCTTGCCTGCAATCTTATCCATCAACTTCTTGCCTTTACCCTTAATGAACTTGTCTGCATCCATAGCAGCCTTGATAAGATTCTGGAACTTGAATATCTTAAATTCATTAAGGTAATAAGCATGAGAGATAGGAGAATCAATAGACTCATTGATACTTCTAATCATATCAACGTTCTCGTTTGTGTATACGAAACTTCTGAGCTCATTAAGCTTATCTATTGCTTCCTTATAGGCATCCTTAAGAGCTACATACTTAGAGGCAATAGGTTGTTCAAGCTCACCAGACAACTCTACATCTAAAGCCTCTAAAGCTCTAGTATAGTGAGCAACGATATCATCAAGCTCATCTCTACTATACGTCCATGGAACACTATCCATCTGAGAGTAGATATTCTCCGGAATAGTTCTAAGCAGTCTAGTAATGTCTGATATGTCGTAGTCATCTGTGAGCATAAAGTCCTTAACGAACTTCAGTACTGCGCCGAAGTTCTTACAGAAATCGCTTCTATCATGACAGTACCCAATAGGCATAGTTCTAATTACAGATCCAAATCCGGTGTCTACATCCTTATCATCTGACTTGATGTAGTCATTAAGACATCTCAAGATGCATGAGCCATTATTGTCTTCATATTCTTCTTCAGTAAAGTATCTAAGAGAACTAGTATCATTATCTGTAATCATAGAGTTCTCTGAGAGGACAAGCTTCATACCATCCCGGTCTTTGTCTGTAATGTCTCTCTTAGTCAGATAATACTCTGTGACATACTTCACTAATTTTCCGGAATCATATAGAGCCTTATGCTTCTGTAAGTCGTAAGAAGCTTCCTCCAAAGTAAGACTAAGTCTCTGAGATAGAGTCTGATCACTACAGCTCTCATCTATCACTCTACAGATTCTTTGAGCAAATCTCTCTACTCCTTTTCCGATAGTGGACTCTACTATATCATCTATATCATACTGCTCCTGGAGCTTCTCATGGTTAGAGGAGATTCTATCACACATGATATATTGCTTAGAAGCACACTCAATAAGCATTCTCTGGTGATACGTAAGATCGTATCTAGGAAGAACATATTCCACCACGTAATCTGGATTGCTGATATAGGGCAGTATACTACCTACAAACTTATTCGCCAGCTTATTAGCGTACTGATAATCGTTGGAATATCCTTGGATCATCTGCAAGCATCCCTCATAGTAAGCATTAGCATTGTTAGGGCATTCGCAAGAATGGAAGAACTGGTTTACATCGCTCTTGGCTTCCTGGAACCTCTCTTTCCGTATTGAGGCAGTAGCTCTCTCTAAGTACACTTTACAGTCAGGCTTGTTGTAGTCAGAGGAAATTGATTTGGCTCTTTTCTCAACCAAACCATAGTTCACATAGTGTCTCATATACTATTCTCCTTTCCCTTTTCTAGATTATAGTATTGTTAAACACCACCTAAAATGGTAGGCCTTAACATCATCATAAATACGAAGTTTCGCATTCTTAGAGACGGAAAGGAGATAATATTATGATTCCAAAGAATATTGGGTATATTATCTGCGAATCTGATATCACCTCGGCTGAGGTGACTAATGTCGTTGGCAATACGAGTGGAAAGATCATTGCTGAAGGCATTATTCAGACAGCGGATGAAAGAAATAGAAATGGAAGATTCTATCCTAAGGAAGAACTGTTTCCTCAGCTTGTAGCACCAAGAACCCTTGAGCTCTTGAATGCTGGATACTTAAGAGCTGAGATGGGCCATCCATTATCAAAAGAGCTTATTAGACAGCAGACTATTGATGATACAAGAACTTGTGCTAGATTCCTTAAGTTATGGACAGAAGGGCTTAATGTATGGGCACGGTTCACCGGTACCAACAATGAGCATGGTAAGGCATTCATGGCTGACTTAGCAGAAGGATGTAAGCCTGCATGGTCCTTGAGAGCTTTAGGTTCTATCGAAAACACTAGAAGAGGTGCTGAGGTAAGAAACCTTAAGGTTATCACATGGGACCAGGTTATCTATCCATCTCACCCTGGAGCTTATACACAGCGTATAGTGTCTGAGTCTGCCGGAGTTAGAGACTTTGATACAAAGGGAGAATCACTTATTATTCCTTTGACTAATAAGCAGGTTCTCAACTACATTAGATCGGAGTCAGCAAACCTTAAGTTCATGACAGAATGCTTCGACTTCATGTATGACAGTATCAATATCAATGAGAGTAACTCTACTGTTACACTTACCGGAAAAGATGGAGATATCATGGTAGTGAATCTTGAGACTCATATCCACAATGAGATCATGAATTACTGTTCTGAGGTAGCTTCATACTTTGAGAAATAGAATAGCGTAGAGGTGATAAGCATGGCAATAAGCAATAAGATGACCGACCTTCTCAACAAGATAGAGAGAAGATTAGGGCTTATACCGTTAACGCCTCACTTACCAGAGAATCTTAACAAAGCAGCCTGGGCTAAAGTCATCGAGGAAGATACTTTAGTTACTTTCTCTAGGTACTTCTATCATAAGATTAGATTCTTAGTTAATGACGAGACAACTTACAATAAAATCGAGAACGGTGTTAAGGTATACTATATCAAGGATGAGTACTTACAGGGAATGAAATTACTCGGTGTGGAGGATATAGACTGGCAGGATTTCAGTGGGGATAATATAGCCTTAGCCCAGACTGGAGGCTATGGTTACTATACTCCTAACTATATCGGCTGTCCTGTATGTACTTATGAGACTATGATGGGTTATCAGATGATGGCTGATATGCAGAGTCTGTATAACCAAGGTATATACGTAGACTTTGAGTATCCAAACAAGTTGATACTTTCTGGAATAGGAGGTACTGTCATAAACATAAAGAAGTTTGTGGTAAACCTTCTGGTCCAGCATCCTAATCTTAATACTATCTCACCTACTAAGATGGAAACCTTTGAAGCCCTGGCACAAGCAGACGTAGCAAACTTCTTACAGAAGAACTTGAGATATGTAGACGGGTTAGAGACTGTCTATGTGAATATAGATCTGAAGCTTAGTGAGTTGGAGTCTGAAGCTGGTAAGAGAGACAATATTATCGATGATATCAAGAATTCCTATGTATCTGCATCTAATGATAATATCCCATACATTTTAACGGTATAAAGGAGTAACTTGGGTAGGGTTATAGTAATCCTACCCTTTATTTGTATTACTATAAGGAGGTAATCGAGATGATACATTATTGTTCTGGAGACGTATACAAATCGGAAGAGGTAGACATTATATTCAATCCGGTGGGAGTTAGAGATAACAGTAAAGGGTTTATCAAGAAAGTAAAGAAGTTGTATCCTGAAGCATATGAGCAGTATAATGAGAGAGTCTGGATGTATAGCGTCATGGAACTAATGGGAGATATACAGCTTGTCTATATAGACAATGGAAGATTTGTATTCAACGCATTCTGCAAAGATAGGAATGGTAATATCGACAAGCTTGCTTTCACTAAGACCCTTGTAGAGATCTGTAACTTATGTCACGAGTATCATGCCTCTCTTGGTATAGAGTATGCTTTAGGTGTACAAGAGAAACCAGAGAGAAAGTGGTTATCAACTATCATAAAGGAAACCTTTAGGGGAGTAGATGATGTGGAAGTCACAGTATATGACAGACCAGTGCATCATAAGTCTAAGAATACAAATGTAAAGCATAACAAGAATAGGTAACATTATCGTAAGGGTACAATGCCGAGTCCCTTAACGAAGTTTTTCCATGATGAGTCTTTTTTCAAAAGGACAAATCCTCCGGACCTTGGACAAGTCCGGAGGATACCTCCCCTCCCTTCTCACACATTGCAATGTGACATTTAAGCCCGTGCACAATCTGGGTGCACGGGCCTATTTGTCTTCTCTATCTTATTTGGCTTTCCGCTGAGCCTTAATGTAATCCTTCTGAGCAATCTTGGAGATCTTGCTGGCCTTGTTGCCGTACTTCTGCATGATCTTTGCGATAAACTCCTTTTCTTTCTTTCTGTTCTTAACCAGCTTAGTCCACAGAGGATCTTTGTTCTGCTTAGCCAGCTCGAATGCTGTCAGCTTTTCCCTACGTTTCAGGTCGTCTGCCTTTCCCAATCTCATCAAGGTAGGTTTCTTGAAAACACCTTTCTCCATAAGGGCCTGCGCCTCTGCTGACTCACAGAACTCCTTAATCTGTTCCTCGGAACCTCGTGAAATGTCATCGTATAAGAACTTCTCTACAAGAGCCGAAAGATCAACACCCTCGGTCATAGAACCGATCACGTCACTACCAAAAATACTCATAGTATGTTTCCTCCTTTAAGAATTTTATATTTGTGAGCTTTATAAGCTCTTGATTTACAGTAATGTTAAAAAGCCACCATATTCAGTGGAATCTTATATCTTCTGCGACATCCAAGTAATACTGTGAAAGGAGATATACTATAGATACGATAATATAAAGAAAGGAGAGTACCAAATATGATACTTACAGAGAGTAACACAATAGCAGCATATAAGAAAAGTATGTCTGATTGTGTTAGATTGTTTATGCCTTATGTATCAGAAGAAGACTTAAGTAATGTACTAGATTACTCAGTACAGAAGCGCTTCAGAGATGCAAATTGTAAGGTGGTCAACTCATATACGAATAAGACTGCCGACATGACACTCTTAGCAGTGTCGGACTATATAATGAAGAGAGAGCCTATAGTCACAGCATACGGTACTATGTTTAGACATCATGGAACTGTGCCTAATCCATTAGCAGCTGTAGTGCAAGGCTTTCTTGACAAACGTTCAGAAGATAAAGCAATGATGTTTAAATTTCCAAAAGGTTCAGAGGATTTTGAGAAGTATAACCTGCTACAGTCCTTAACTAAAAAGGTCCAGGGACATATGGGAAGTGATTCTCATATACAAACTGTCTTAACGGCTGGAAAGCTCTAATGACTAAATAGCTACAACGTAATGAGAGATCATAAGCGTGAATGCGACCGAAAGGTAGAAAGAATATTTAGTATAAGTATATGGTGATAGTAAGCCTAAGTACTTGAATAATGAGTAATCAGCTTCTAAGTTTTAGTTGATTCAACTATTAAAAGATCAACGACTATCGAAAGGTAGACAACCATGCAGTAGAAATACGAAATAGAGTGTAGCTTAAATTTGGAATCTAGGTGGTTTGAGAATAAGGTATAGAGATATACACGAACTGAGTAGAGTAGAGCCTTATATAGGTTAGTATTAGAGTGAGATTAGCTCTATGTGAATCTATTAAATCGAAAGAGACAGTATCTCTGTGATATGGTAACAGTATCACAGAGATAAAAATATAGTCTAAGTGTAAACGTGGACAAGATAGATGCCAACGGTATGAAGATAGATACAACTATTGAATTGCTGCCTGGGCTCGAAAGGGTCAAGTGATAAGACCAAGAAATTCTCTGGGACGGGCTAAAGATCTAAGTGCCTCTTATTGAGGAAGCGAAAGCGAAAAGTCTAAAGACTTAGATATGGTATAAGGTGATAGTAAGCCTAAGTACTCTTCATCAAAATGCCCTACCAGCAGCCAGCCTAATGTGAGAGCATTAGTAGGTTCATCGACTAAGAATTTTTGGCGTCGGCTATCATTCATGATAGTTTTCTGTAGGGTACAAGCGTATCCGAAACCTGGTCTACCTAAGTGAGCTTAGGCTCATATGGTAAAGATATAGTCAGTGCTAACGAGAAATACGTTAGAAGGTTAGATAGTAGCGCATCTAATCGCAACACAACAGATTTATGGCGTACTAGGTATGTATACAAGTCTAGTATACAATATCAATACAGCAACTAGTATTACATCACAAGGTAGAAGCCTTGTATCTTCTATGACAATGTTCTTCGAGAGCTTCTTAGCGAACAATGTGAAGTTTGGAAGCATAAACGAAGTTCTTACTTTTATCAATAACGTGAAGAGTGAGAGGCCTAATAGGAAGTATAACGATTGGGTCGTATTAGACAATCCTAATATATCTGTAGCAGACTGTTTTGTTAAGGTAGTAATGAGCTGTGGATATAGATGGATTCCAGATGATAATGAGTTAGAGATTATCTGGCAGGCTATACAGAACTTATGTCAGGAAGACATTAACAGGGTATACTATAAGAACAACTTGTATGAGTTTATGGAAAACAGTACACTGAGGAGAGCTGTAAAAACTATTATGCTTAGTCTTAAGGAGCCATTCATGAATCCTAATAAGCCTCCGAAGAATGTGATTCCTATGCTCGATGAGTTGACTGAGCTGATGAGAGAGTATGTATACTATCGGTATATGTATATAGACAGAATAGACAGATGTGATAATATGATCAAGTCTGTTACTCTTGTGTCCGATACAGATAGTACTATTATATCTCTTGATGCTTGGTATAGGTATAACCTTGAGCATCTTAAGGATGTAGACTTCCCTATCAAGAAGATAGTAGAAGATCCAATATACCAGATAGAAAGAGATGAGTTTGGAGATATTGTTGATAAGAACTATCTGAATCCAATAGAAGAAATAGAGGTGAAGTACGATTACGATTTCTTCTCAGATGAGTTGATTGAGCTGGAGCATACTACAAATCCATTAGTAGTATTACCTCAGGACAATATACGGCATAGTATTCTCAATATACTGGCTTATGTATTAGATAAGCTAGTGAATGATTATATGATGAAGTATTGTTTCAATAACAACTCATACAGAAATGATGAGATTAGAAAGTGTAAGATCATAGCTAAGAATGAGTTTCTCATGAAGCGACTTCTAATGACACCTGTTAAGAAGTCTTACGCAACGTTGCAAGAGGTGCAAGAAGGTAATCTGGTACCACAAGATAAGCAGCTTGATATCAAAGGTATTGCTTCTATGGCTAAATCTAGTATGGCTGAGAGTACTAGACATGCACTTAAGAAGATATTGTATGAGGATATCATGAATACTCCAGTGATAGATCAGTTCAAGATAATAAAGCATGTTGCTATACTGGAGAAGCAGATAATCAATTCCTTGTATGATGGGTCTAAGGAGTTCTATAGACCAGTAACAATCAAGTCAATGTCTTCATACTCAGATCCAATGAGGATTCAAGGTATCAAAGCATCTGTTGTATGGAATGCCTTAAAGGATGAAGCATTGCCAGCCATCAATCTTGATGAAAGGAATGCTGTAGATATAGCTAAGGTTAAGATAACACCTAATACATTGCTGGAAATCAAAGAGAAGCATCCAGAGGTGTATGAGAAGGCTTCAGAGTTACTTAAAGAGAAAGCTTTCAAAGGTTGTATAGACAGTATAGCTATTCCATTAGACACAGAAGTGCCAGAGTGGTTACTTGATCTTCTTGACTACAATACAATCGTAAATGATAACGTGGGTGGTTTCGTTTACGATAGCGTAGGTATAAAGAGGTTCGGAAGAACAAGGGTAAACTATACAAACATCTTACAATTATAAGGAGGATATAAGAAATGGTATATAAAATAATTACATTATGTGGGTCAGCAAAGTTTAGAGACAAGGTTCCTGAGATATTCAAGGAATTGACTAAGCAGAAGTATATTGTTATTACTCCATACTTCTTTGGCCCTAATGAGCAAGATGAATTAGAGCCTATATTAGAGGATCTTGAATACATGCATTTCCAGCGTATAGATATGGCTGATGCTTGCTTTGTAGTCAACCCAGATGGTTATATAGGTAAGAGTACTCTTATAGAAATTAAGTGGGCATATGCTCATGGTAAAAAAGTATTTTACCTTTCCGAGTATCCGGATATGATAATACCTGAGGAAGCATGGAATTAGGTGTAGATATAAGGATCTATCAGTTTTCGTACATTTAGAGTAAGGGAGGTGGAAACATTAAAGTAAAATCGTGATAAGACATCAAATCGATGAAAGAAAATACTTCTTTTGATCGATCTGTTTATATAGAGATCTGCGGCCTGCAGTGGTTTTGACATAATGTACTAGTAGAGTATTAATCACTTATAATAGTGATATACTATATAAATGCATGAAAGGAGATTTTTCATGGCCAAAGAAATTGGTTTGATTTGTGAGCAGGGTGATATGGGGCTTTTCTATGATCCGCTGAATGAATCTGACCGGAAACTTTATGAACAGCAGAGAAAACAGAAGGAAAAAGGACATAAGTCCAACTCTGCAAGTAACGAGAGTGGTAAGCGGTAGTAATACTGCTTACCATTTTTTGATTGTCGAGGAGGTTAAATATCATGACAACAGAAATGCAACCAAGAAACAATAGCACTATTGGGGAAATCAGTAGTAAGCAGGAGGCACGATACAGAAGAAACATGTTCATCATGAAGATTCTGTGTGCTTTCTGCTTACTCGCAGCAGCTTTAGTCATCATGAATGACAGAGACACAACAAAGCAACTTTTAGAAGCACAGGCTAAGTATGATGAACTCCTGTCAGAAAAAGAGGCCTTGACTTCTGACTACAATGAGCTTTATGAAACATATGAAGCTATGTACTCCGACTACACTAGTAGTTTGGAGTACGTTTCACAGTGTGAAACAACAATTCAACAGCTTAATGAGGTTGTTGATGAGCTTGATGAGCAGGCTAAAAGCTTAGCTACATCAAACGAGGAGTACTATCAGACAATCCAACAATATGAACAAAGGGAAGAGCTATTCGACAAATACGAATACGCTATAGAGAGAACTAACGGGACACGTACTGATATTACTTATGAACAATTGATCAATCTTGAAGAGTTAACAGCGGAAAAGAATGTTGACACAGACCTGGTACTCTCAATATGTATGGTTGAGAGCAATGGCATCGAGGATGCCAAGAATCCTATATCTACAGCAAGAGGCTATGGACAGTTCCTTGCAAGCAGTGGTAAATATGTTTACGAAGATATTATGGAAGCCGGTGTATATGATCATAGTTATGCATTAAACGGAGACACGAATTTTACAATGATGGTATATTACTTAGACTACCTTGAAGATAAGTTTAGTGGCAATCTGTATAAGTGCATAGAGTTCTACCGAGGACGAGATGGGGAGATACTTGAAGATTACATGGAAAAGATAAACAGTTTTCTAAACAACAGTAGCAAGAGCATAGCTTCATTGAACTCTTGACGTCGTCGGTGTTTGTATATATAAACACATAAGGAGTAAAGGAGGAATGTAGTTTATAGTTCCAACTGAATAGTGTGATATATTGGCCGAAGGTGTTATAATAGTACACCTTCGGCTTTTATATGATAGAATAAAAATTTTTATATCCAAAAGGAGGACAAAGACAATGAATGAAAACATGAAAGCACTGATTATCGGTGTAGGAGCAGCAGGAAACAAGGCAGTGCTCACAGTACAGCAGATGAATGCGGAGATCGCGTTAGAAGATATCATCCTTGTAAACAGTACACCAAAAGATATACCAGCTGATTTTGCTGGTACCAGCATTATCATCAGCCCAGATGATTCTGGCTGTGGTAAAGAAAGAACCATTGCTAAAGAGTTTACCCTTACAGCAATCCAGTCCGGTAAGTTTGACATCGCAGAGAAGGTAGAGAGTTATGATATAATCATCATTGTAACCTCACTTGAAGGCGGTACTGGATCTGGTTCTGCTCCTATAATTGCGAAGTACTGCAATGAGGTACTTGGCAAGAATACTCACCTTATCGGATTCACTGGATTCGAGGAAGACGCCAGAGGCTTACAGAATACAGTAGAGTTCTTCCAGGAAGTAGGTAGCAATATCATGGTTCAGTGTATCCAGAATAAGTCTTTCCTTAAGAGCTGTGGAGGAAGCAAGTTCAAGGCAGAGCAGGCAGCAAACCGTGAGCTGGCAAACAGAATCAGAATCCTGGATGGAAGTTTATTAAGAGCCTCCGAGCAGAATATTGATTCTACAGATATCTACAAGGTGGTGAACACTAATGGTTATATGACCATTGAGTCCGAGACAATCAAGGGTTCTCTTGATGATGTCTCTAACTTCAACAAGCTTTGTGAGATGATGATCTACAATAGTAAATCTCTCAAGAGCTCTGATCCTGGTCAGGTACGTATGGCTGTTATCATGAATATCAGCCCTGTATCTGAAGACTTTATCGACAGTAACTTTACACTGTTGAAAGATGCATATGGATATCCTTATGAGTGCTTCATGCATAAACAGTATGATGAATCTCAGCCGGAGTACATAGCTTTCATCTCTTCTGGACAGAAGATGCCATTAGATGAGGTTAAAGCAATATACGACAGATACGTTGAAGAGTCTAGTAAGGTCAGCAGATCTAACGACAAGTTCTTCGACGAAGTAGCCGGATTTAAAGGAAACAAGGACGATAACAAATTTAATATGGGTCGTCCTACTCAGAAGACCACAGTAAATAAAGCGGATTTCATGAAGCAGTTCCAGACGAAACCGACGAAAAACGAAAAGAAGGGATAAGATATGTTCCAGAGCTTAAGGAGAGACTCAGTGCAGCAATGTGCTGAGTCTCCAAAGATAATGCCTAAGTTTACAAGTGTGGAGTACACAATGGCAACTCTATTGGATAAGTTGAAGAATATCAATGCGTTGACGGATAAGGATATCCAGGATATCATTTATCGTCAATACGATACGATTCTCAACTACGATTTATTTTTAGCAAGCAGCGAGTCTAGAGCTGTAGCTCAAGAGTTGTTTACTAATGAGAGGTTCTTGAATAGCTTGATTGTATGTGTTCCTAACTTGAATCTTAATGAACACCAGATCATATGTTGCAACAAGCTTGCTTATGACTATATCGCATTACACTCGGCTACAGACTGTAATCAGGTTATAAGAGACCTGCTTATGGAACTTAGCTTTAGAGTAAACCTTAAGACAGTACTAGCTCTATCAGCTATCATAGGGTTAGATAACGCAAAGTACTTAGCTATGCTAAGGAAGTCATCTTTCAGGGAAGACAAGAATGTAAAGAGAGTCAATAGATTCTTGATTATGTCTGGTCTTGAGTTACTTGAGCAGAATATGATAGACATATACTGCAAGATGTTTGATAGCATTTCAATCTTATTCACGACAACAATGTTTAGCTTACCAGAGCCTAATTACACAAAATTAGAGCTTATTAGATACGAAGAAATGTCAAAAGCAATGATTGACATGATAGACAGTATGCCTAGTGTAGAAATTAAGGCTGTACTGTCTAATTACGCAAGTTCATACTCTATAAATGGAGAGCCTCCTATAAGATTCAGTATGAGAAACATACATCAGTCTTATGTGAGAATCAATAGAGTGATAAGTGAACTACTCGATGATGGGATTATTGTACCATAAAGAGAGGGTAGGGGCAATCCCACCCTCCCCTTTAGTCAGTTTTCTTACTCCAGAACACTATAATAATTACAGTTAGAAGGAGGAAGGATACCATGAATTATGATAAGGTCACCTCAGTCATAGTTAATAAGCTGTACCCTAAGGTAGAAGCTTCTTTAGATAAAAACGCTAATGCTTTGAAAAAGGTTATATCTAACTTCATTAACAAGAACTACGATCTGTTGTATGCTACTGCACCATATGACAGAATATACTTTAATCAGAACGATATTGATGCTATCTTTGGAGCATTGAAGTTCACTGAGAAGGAGGCTATAGATATCCTAGAGGAGACATTCTTCTGGGAATTACCTTATAACCCTCAGTGTGCAAAGGAACCATACGTGGAAGTGCTACTCATGAGTATAAGATACATGCTTAAGAAAGGTAGACAGAAAGATGCAGAGTTAGTAACGATCTATCTCGCATTCTCTGGTAAGTTCTATTCTTCTGTGCATGGTCTTATGTTCCCATTAGCGCCTCCATCTAAGTACCCAGCAGTAATGGACTATGTAGTAAACAATATGCTTACTGAGAAATTTGACCTGAGGAAGTATGGAACTGTATTTGGAGCTATAAGATCTCTATGTATTACATGGTTGAATACGTATGCTAGTGAGCTTAAGGGTAAGCCGGATGATGAGCGCTGTGGTAAGCTACTTCAGCAGTTACGTGATAGAGAGCGTTCATTCATGTACAATATCAAAGACCTCTACTATGAGGCATATCATAACAAGTTGTACTTGAACTATGAGACAGACAATTTGGAAAGTGGTGCCGAGTTCAGAATCACTGACAACGATGCTCAGAAGGCAGCTAGATATACTGAGAATGCAGTAAACTATCTTGTATCGAATGCTGTATCGTTGCAGATATGCAATAAGTGTAAGGACCAGAACATCAAAGCTACAGAGATCAAAGATATCATGGAAGCTATAGTGTCTAACAACGATAACCTTCCTGCATTAAGAAGGGTAATCAATATCCTTATCTGTGACTTCATGAGAAACTATAGTGGAAAGCCTATATCATCAGTGGAGTTCATATCACATAGTATCAAGGCTAAACCTAATACTAAGGATAAGTATATCATAGAGCTTAAGGAAACTATAGCTAGTTGGCTGGATGAAAACTCAGAGAACTACAGAAGACGTAAGAGCAGGATATCTACACAGAACTCTTACCAGAAAGCAATACTTATGTATATAGTACTGATTATAAATCAGACATCGAAGTAAGATACGTGGAGGTGGTTTTTCATAATCACCTCCACTTCATTGTAATTAAACAAGGAGGAGAAGGTAATATGATAAAATTAAACGAGTATGGTAGATTGATAGAGCAATACTCATATACTTATATGCAAGGCAAACCTGTCATGATTAGTTATGATAAGTATAAGGAGGAATACAAGTCGATTAATGAACCATTGAATAGTGAAAAGCATATATCAGTAGACGCTATAGGCAAAGAGACTTATTTGGTAGAAGCAACTACGTCTGATGGTAAGACAGCATATGATGTAACTGGTAAACCTCAGCTCTATATCAATATATTAGAGGATAACTCACATGATCATAAGCCTGATGACATAGTAGTCTATAGATATGATACAGCTGAAAACAAAGATAGAGAAACATACTATCTGAAGTTCAACTACTGTGGCAATAAGGTAGCTAATATAGCTGTTAACTATAAGAGAATAGCAGTTTATGATAAGCACGATAAGAAGCTTATGGTCTTTGATATCACTGATGACGGAGCGATTGACTTTGGTCGTACTCATGAGAAGATATACTTTAAAGACTATGGTATTGTAGGTTCTACAGATGAGAAGGTATACTTTATAGATAATGATTACAACCAGTGGTCCTACTATATAAACGAAGACTATAGTTTTATAGAGCCGTTACAGCTAATGATTTATAAAGTTAATGGTCCATCCTTCGGCCATGACTTAAACCATGAAGAACTGTTATCTCAGTCTATAAGTTGTGGAGATCAACTAGAATGTATAGCACAGTATGATGCAGACGGCATGGTAAGAATGGTTTATGAAACTAGTAGTAATTGCCCTCTATCTATGTATGAGAAAGCAACTTATGAAGAAGGGAACATCGAAAGTATGCATTGTGAACGTTCTGGATCTACTATTATATCAGTATATCCCACTATGCTCACAGAGAACCAAGACAACCTAAAGCACCAATTCTTATCACTGTGGACTTATGATACATATTTCAAGGATACAGAAGGTAGACCAGAGCACTTTACCCGTCGGATATATCTGTTAGATAATCAAAAAAGAGACCAGTTGATAGCAAATATTAGTTGTGCACGTATTTCGACCACAGACTAGCAAAAGAGCCCATAGGAGTAAAATCCTATGGGCCTTAAGTTTAGCATTTAAAGTTTACATAGAGGCAACCTTCATCTCCGTCTCCAGTGTCTACACTAAGGAGTCCTGGTAATGAGGATATCATTCTGTCTTTCATAAGCTCTTTCTCTATATGCTCTATAGTCTTATGAAGAGCCTGACGTACATACTGAGATCCATCATAGATAGACAGAGCCATAAACTTCTCATTCACTATTTCTACTCCGCATGTAAGCTTAGGAACGTTTCTGTTCTTATTGAAGCCATCAAATTCATCACTATCTATAGTGATATCGTTAGCCTTCATGAATACATCGAGATCCTTGCGAATCTTCTTTTGCATATTAGGATCTTTGTTGTATCTCCTAACTATTTCCCTTACTCTAGCAGTGACTATATCCATAGTATCCTGCTTCTCAGTGTCCAGATCTTCTGGTTTCACTTCTGTATATCTGTCGTTTTTCTTTTTTAGAAACCCTTCGATGAGTGACCCATCAGATTCTCTGATATTTGTTCTCTTAGCAGGAAATCCTTTAGGTAATGGTTTAGGCTTAACTCCTTTAGGAGGAGTAGAAAGAAGATAGTATCCTAACTTAGCATCAGCTTCCTTTAACTCAGATGGCTCTATATCGGTTCTAAAGTCATCAAACTCATTCTTCTTATCAAAATATGGTTCATCTTCAATGAATTCATAGATAGAGCCGGAAGCAGACATGATAGTACTATTGTCATCAAATCTAACTTCATATAACCCATTCCTAAACTCATTTCTAAGTTGCTTGAGTAAACCATTATCCATATCCTCATAGCCGCCGCCCATACAAGATTTCTCAAACTGCTCAAAATTCTTGCAGCTCGGTGAATGTTTGCTACAATAGTATTTAGCAAAATCTGACGGTTTGATATGGAGATACTTTAGTACGTACTCATATTCATAGAAATCATCTGCCGTAGCCTTAAGAGCATTGTTATAATCATTCATTGCCCTCTCTATGACTTCATCATGGTTAACAACAGGAGCGTTGTTTTTCTTCTTGCCAAAGAGTCCTTCTGTTACTACCGCTTCGCTGAATGGTACTGTTCCGAAGTACTTTTCACACTCCGTACAGAGAAATACAGGTTCACCCTTTAAGAACACCTTAACCTCTCCACCACATTTAGGGCAAGTTCTAGGAACTTTATCACCTTTATCGTTGACATAAGCAATCTCTTCTAAGAAAGATTCCTTAAAGTACTTATCAACAACATTAGTTGCAGTAAAGTACTTGTTATCAGGGTCAAGCATCTTTAAGGATTTCTCTAAGTCGCCAATTATATAAGGAGCTTCGAGTTTGAATATCTTATCTAAACGAGTTACCTGGATTTCCTTCTGAACTTCATTTACACGGCGTAAGCCATCTTTGACTCTAGCTGCCATTCTCTTCTTCATCTTAGGATTCTTCATATATGGAAGCAAAGCCTTTGTAAGAGTAGATATATAAGGCTTATTATAATGCAGGTTCAAATCAGCAACTCGTTTCTTACCAACCAAAGTATCTAAAACGAAAGTATAACATGCAAATGCAGTGTTCTCCTTAAACTGAGGATCTGTGTCTTTGACAAGCTGAACTGCCTTCTTAGAAACTTCTGCTGGAGATAACTTAAGATCTTCAGGCTGTAGACATTTGATTTTTGACTTTTTCATTAGCTCGACACGTTTCTGGTAATCCTTTTCAGATTCCAGAAGTATATTTACTGTTTCCTCTATCTCTTCTATCGCTTCTTTATCGGCATCACTCATTCCGTCATAAAAGACTCACTCACAGATTTACTAGAAGTCTCGATCTTCTTTAAGTTAGCTTCCACAGCAGTCAGCATCTTCTTAGCATCCTTATCATTAGGATTCTTCTTAAGTTCTTTCTCACACTTCTTCTTAAGCTGATTGAGCTTAGTATTGAGCTTCTTCATGTTAGCCTTCTTAGCCATACCATTAAGCCCACCCAAGAACTTCCAAAATGCTCTAAGAACTACTACTGATAATGCTAAAGCTACTGTAAAGGTTATAGTTACTCCTACAGTAAGTACAATAGCTCCAAGAACTGCGATACAATAAGCAGCGCCTTTAAGATCGGAATCAAATCCAGTTCTTAATGTCTTCTCTACAATCTTTGGATCTGTAAGATCTCTCTTTGTGAACTTCATCTCCTGTAAGATTGTTTCTTCGCTAATATATAAGCCAGCAGCTAATTCAGAAGATTCTTTTAATACTGGATTCTGAGAGTCCAGTATCTTCATACATGTTTTAGCATCAGCAAGTATCTTCTTAGCATCAGATGAGGTAAACATCTTGTCTCCCTCTGCTGCTTTCTTAGTACAGTTCACGATTACCCTACTGCAATAGCCGGTTACATACTGCTTATCCTTCTCAGATAAATACTTGCTACCAAGCTTGATGATAGTAGAAGCAGTATTAGGATAACCTTTCTTCTTACCTGTCAAATAGTAATCTGTAAGAGCCATTGCTTCCATGAAGTATGATTTAACAAATCCACTTTTCTGTTTGTCGCTGAATTCGTTATCAGAGAGTATAGTTTTGATCTTTTTACTTAAATTTGAATCATTGGAGATATAATCATCCGTAGTAGGCTTTAAGTCCTTCTCAACTTTCTTCATGAAGAGTTTCTCCTGGAGAACGGACTTAGTGTGTCTATCATACATATCTCTGTCTAAAGCAGACTCATATCTGAAGCCACTATCTATAGTTTCAGAGCCTACTCTCATGATAGCATTAGTGTAGGTAACAATAGTACGACCGCAAGCACCCTCTATTTGCCTCTGGTTGTTTATATACGACCCACAGTAAGCATTGGTTATGATCTCTGAGAAGGAAGGAAACAACTCACAACCGAACTGGCATCCTGCTCCGTATATCCAATTCCACTTCTCAACGAAGATATCAGTACCCATACCTTTAAGCTTAAAGGTATTAGAGATAGATGTGATGATAGTGTTGATGTTTAAGAGATCTTCATCGCTGTAGTAGATCTCGATAGTGTTAATATCTCTTCTCTCTATACCGGAAACCTTAGCGGCAAGATTCTTTACACTCATATCTTCTCTACTTAAACCAAGGATACTGACCTGGAAATACATAGCCAGAATGTAAGCAATCTTGTTACGGTTTTCAGAGTATCCGCCTAATCTAAGATAGTCAAAGATATGACTAGCCAGAGCAACAAAGCACTCTGTACCGGACTGAATGACTGTAGAGTTATTGGTAATTCTCATTGGATCGTTGTAGTAGACGATATTAGTCATAGCAGATAAGAGATATGTACATAGCACATCTATCTTATTGCAGACATAGTACCCATTCTTTTCTGATATCAGACCAGAGCAGTCAATGAATACCTTAAGTGATCTGTCCGTCTTTACGTCCTTGCAAGTAAACACCTTAAATGATGCAGGTAATCCTTTGTTGTAGAAGCTAAGTACCACATCATCTCTCATGAGTACTCTAGACAATACAGCACTGGTTTGTCTGCGCTTTACATCTTCTATTATTCCCATAAACTGCTGGGATCGCTTATCGATTCTTTCGGCCTTCATAACGTACTCAAGAATGTTTCTCTCATAATTGGGTATCTTGGTGTACAGATATGAGTTGGCGAATGTCTTAACCTCATTCATTGCAGTTATGCCTCCTTTGCATATAATCATTTACATTAATGTTCCGGATATCTGTTTTGGTTGAATTATATATTATAAGCATGGTAACCAAATAATAATTCTAAAGGAGGGTAGTAATGAAGAAGTGGAAAGAGCTTACAAATGAAGAGAAGATAGAGCAGGAGATGAAAATGACTGCTACTCTATTAGCTGGTGCTATTGTTGAAGTAGTACTACTGACTATATCACTGGCTATTCTCGTAAACAAAATCTTATCATTGTACTAAAAGATGGAGGTGAAAGAGGTGTACGATGAAGAGAAAAAGAAACTAAAGTTGTTCGCAGTTCGTGCTCATGCTAAAGAGAATATAGATGAGTTATATGATCTTCTATACTGTGTAAATAATGAGAACGAGGCTAAGAAGATATTCCTTAAGGAATATGGCAAACGACTTGAAATTGATGGCATCCATCCAGTCGTAGGAAACTATGCCACTCTATACTATTTCGTAGACAATGTGATATTAGAAGGTGGCGACCACAGCTCATACACTGTTAATGCTAGAGAGAATAATAGTGGTGAGTTTACTGTAACTATTGACAATGTGCTAGGAGTTTCAGACATGGTAATCAAACAGAAGAACTGCCATTCTCATCAGCAACTTGTGGAAGATGGTGTGTATATCTATACACTAATCGTTATGATAAGTTTGGATGACTGTTCACCAAGATATGTCTGGTACGATTAAAGACATCAATGTGTTGACTCTATGAAGAAACAAAAGTAAAAATTTGAGGAGGAAAGTAACAATGAGTGAAAAGAAGAAAAATAAGAAGGGCATCGATGGGGGGATGCTGGTAATATTCGTATTATTGTGCATCATATTGTTTTACTCTCTCAGTGGAAAGCTCTACAATGCTACACGTAAAGCAACAGATGAGTCAACAGAAAGTACACTTGTAGAGGAAACAACCACTGAGAGTGAACCGGAAGAGGCAGAAACAACTACAGATACTATAAATGTACAGTCGGAGGAGCCGGAGCAAACAGAAGAAGTAGAGGAAGAAGAACCAGTTGCTACAGTTGATAGCGAAGACGGTGAAGATCCAGATGAAGACTATGTATATGAAGAACCGATTATGCCGGATGGTCTTTATCTTTACTTTGTAGACAGCGATTATGTAACAGTAGGTATTACTACTACTGGTACTGATGAGAATGGACTTAGAACTGGCAAAGCTACATTCTATTCTTATAGTAAAGGACAGAGTGTAGAAACTCATGAAGCAAGCTTCATTGAGGATAGCGAGGACTCTAATACGTTCACATGTAGTGATGATAAGTACATACTTAAAGCATTAGACTATGGTGCACTTAGAGTCCAGCGTGCATCTAAAGATGATACAGAGACCGGATTTGAGAATACTTATATTTTTATATACGGTTTCGATGGTTATAGTGAGACTGTTGTTAGGAGTGATAATAGTGGTCTTTAATATCATCTCAACACTAGAAGTTGAGACAACAAAGTATTCTTATAGCCTAAATCCGGATGGGACTAGAGCTATAGATACAGAACACAGTGAGCAGGAGACCTTCGTGTTTAAGTTCGACTCATTATCGAATGAGCGGATTATATTCAGGGAAGGTCCTCCTGTACTGGGAGTAGATGGTAAAGAGATGTACTTCGATATGAAGAATGGTTCTCTTAGAGGAATACACTTTGAAGACTCTGAGCATATCTGGATAGTGCGTAAGCCAAAAGACTTCATGTCACAGTGTAGAGAAGCCTACTTGAGACAGAAGATTACAGAACGATTCCTTGGTATTATGGATGAGTCTCCTGCTAGTAAGGATAAGGAGGAGCTATCTGAGATACTGGATGAGTTTGAAGTATCTGGTAAACTAGAAGAAGAGGACTACTTAGAAGAGTAGTCCTCCTTCCTTTGTCTCACAGACTTTTATTTTTTATACTCGCTGGAACACCATATTAAAAATCTCTAGGAGGTGGATTTATAATGTCTGCGATGGACCTTATCATGATGAACAGACAGATGACTGACAATCCTCTATATGTACACAACGACAATGGGGACAGAATAGATTTAAGCGATCAACCAATGTTTGAACAACCTAATTTCATAGATTCTGTTGGCTCTGACTTACTGAATAGAAACAATAACACAGTATTCGGCAGATACATGTATAACGGGGTTAGAGTACCTCGTGTTACATATGTATTGAGTTACTGTGCAGGAAATAGAGAGTACCTTATGGAATGGGCTGCTAGACTAGGTGATAACTACACTGTAGTGAGGGACAGAACACTTAGTGCTGGTACTAAAGCTCATGAGGTAATAGCAGAATACCTTACTAGTGGAACTACTTACACAATGAAGAATGTTCCACGTACTAACCGCAGGGAAGTAAAGAAAAGTGTAAACAATTTTATGGCTTGGTATAATCATGTAACTCTCAACCTTGGCTGGAAGGTTGAGATTTTCCTTTCGGAAGTTCCACTAATCTGTCCTTGGTGTGGTGGAACAGCAGATGCTATACTTATAATCAACGGAAGGAAGTTCTTAGTAGACTTCAAGACCTCTAAGAAGATTAGTCCAGATTACTTCATACAGGTCTCTGCTTACAAGTGGATCTTAGACAACTTCTATCCTCAGTATGGTCCTATAGAAGGAGTAGGTATACTAAGATTTGATAAATCTGCTGATACTTATGAGGATATATTCTTAGAAATGAATGTTCCACAAGATGCTCAGTTTATACTTCATTGTCAGCAGGTATTCGGCTTAGCCTTAAACATGTTCTACACTATGAATGTCATCACAGCTGAGGCTAATAATATAAGGAATGAGAAGAAGTCACAGAGTAACATCGGTGCTATATCAGAAGGTATTAAGCAAGCTCCTGTAGTGAACAAGAGAGCTGAAGCTAATAAAGAGTATAAGAGAAAGAGGGGATAGGGAAATGATGATATACAAGGTTCTTGACACGAACAACGAAATCAATAACTGGTATCGCTCCAGTAATCTTCCTAAGTTAGTAAGGAAGATGATAGCGAAAAGTAAGAGGAACAAGCTTCGTAAGTTTGTCAATCAGTACGTTAACGATGAAAACCATCTCTTTACCTTAGAAGAGATATACGAGTTCATTGAATACTGTAACAGGTCTTTAGATCATCCGGAGATGTATCTGGAGTCTATCTTGTGGATAGATGAAGATCCTTGGAACGTATACTCTACCACGTTTAAGTGTGACGTAGATGAAGAGAATAAGACTTATATATTCTCTATCAGCAATATAAGTATGAGAAGTAATGAGTTCATTCTCAGTATCAGAGAGCGTAACGTCAAAGGTATTCGGACTATAGCAGCTATCAATTGTAATGAGACTGGGTTAAGAAGTGGTGTTAGAGATAAGCCAGAAGATATACAGAACTTAGTACGTGGATTCAATGCTATGATAGCAGAGATGATGGGCGTTTTGCTTAACAAGGCTCTTGATAGATCAGAAAGGATATATGAGATATGAAAAGAGATACAGTGAATAATGAGTTCTTGAAACTCGTATATGACTTCTATGACTATTATAAGTTTCCTCCTGAGGAGAAAGTAGTAGAAGTTAAGAAAGGTGAAGGATTACTTGGGTTCCTTAAAACTACCACCATTACCGAGAAGGATATTGCTCGTGAAGAACTGTATAGCTCCTTATCTAAGATGCATAAGTCCCTTAAGAATGATACTCCAACGTTTGATAGACTGTGGGATTTTTGTGAGTTCATAAGGGTAGCAGAGAAGATCTTCTTCTATTACAATAGCCCGGAAAATGATCTGTATGTAGAAGCAGATATTACTAATGCTGGCTCTGGAACTAGAAAGTTCAGGATATCAGATACAGAACTCGGTACAGAGCTTAGGTTCACCTTAGATAAGGATGTCTTAGGTGTTAACAGTATCCGTATCATAATAGTAAGAGACTATGGACTAAAGATGGAGAACTCTTATACTATAGCTGATGGACAGATAAACTACCAGGATACATCAGACCTCTACTTGATCAATGAAATCAACTTCAAGCTTAAGAAGGTTATGAATAACTCCTTTACGCAGATACTGCGCTTTATAGAACCAGACTATAGTAAATATGAGATACCAAAGGAGTTTGATTACTATGACGCCAAACTATAATAGAGGAATGCTTGTTGAGGTTCATATAGCAGACTTACACTTTGCTGCTTTTGACCCTAAGACACAATTTGATATACTGCAAGAACAGTTCTTGAATGAGATAGCTACATACCCTAGGATAGATATAATAACTGTCCTAGGGGATATTTTTGATCATAAGCTGATGTCTAACTCTGATGGAACTATGTTTGCAGTTCAGTTTATTGACAGACTTATTGGAATAGCTAGAGCTAAGAATGCTACAGTAGTATTGCTTGCTGGTACCATGAGTCATGACTCAAATCAGCTTAAGTTATTCTATCACTATGTCAACGACCCTACTGTTGATGTAAGGGTAGTAACCACGTTACAATTCGAGATGATTAAGGGAGCTAGAGTACTATGTATACCAGAACTATATGGGTTAGATGAGAATATCTACAGACAACACTTGTTCGGAAGCGGATGGTATGACTCCGCTTTCATGCATGGTACGTTTAAAGGAGCAGTATATGGAGATACAGTAGGTAATGGAAGACTGTTTAGAATAGAGGACTTCATAAACTGTAGCGGCCCTATCATCTCTGGTCATGTACATAATGCTGGCTGCTTTGATGGATACTTCTACTATTGTGGGTGCCCATATAGATGGAAGTTCGGAGAAGAACAAGAAAAGGGTTTTATCGTGTTAATACACGATTTAGACTCCGGAGCGCATTATGTACATTTTAACAAGATTGAGAGCTTCAGATTTGATACAATTTACGTCGACGAACTGACTAATGCAGACCCTAAAGCGATAATCGATTACATAAATGACCTTAAGTATAGAAGAGGTATAGACTTCATTAAGGTTAGATTTAGGGTCCCAGTAACAGGAGCTAGTAAGACTATCATCAGTAACTACTACAGAAACATTAACGATACTACTGTGGAGTTTCTTGATGTAGAGGAAGAGCAAAAGAAGAAGATGGAGGATAAAGTAAAGAACTCAGAGTACGACTTCTTAGTCAGTGATCAGTATACTGATATGGAAAAGTTCATTATGTACGTGAACCATCAGGAGCAATCACAGTTTATCACAGTAGACCAACTAAGAGCATTATTAGAGGAGGAGGTATAATATGGATATTAGAGTAAAAACTAGTGGTTCCGTTTTCTTTCCGAAGTACTTTAAGAATTGGAAAGTAGAAGCTTTCCGTAAGGCTCATAAGGAAGGCAAGATTGAGTTTGAGACCGTGTATCAGTTTTGCAGTAACAAGCTTAAGCCTGTAGTGAAAATTAAAGCTAAGGAGGAATAAGAATATGATTATAGCTATACACGTATCTGATGATGAAATCACTTATACGGATAAAGTGCAGAAACTAGTTGATGGTTTCGTAGAACCAAAGAAAGAAAGTGCACATGAAACTAGGGAAGAGATCAAGGAAGCATTATCAGATATCCTGGGCATTAAAGTTAATGATGTAACGCTTGTCGGTAATGAATTGCTTCGGTTAATTGGGCACTATATTGAAAAAACGGAATACAATATGAGAAGTCTCAGTGCTTTAATTTCAGTCTTTAAAGACTAATGAACAGGTGGAGATCGTTGCGCTTGGTGGCTTCGATGTGCTTATGCTGGTAGTTATGTGCAAACTTGTAGCTGTTCTTATAGTGGTGATCCTGCATATGAATGGTACGTTACTAATACTAAAATTTGTGTGCCGCTGGTGGAGATCGTTGCGCTTGGTGGCTTCGATGTGCTTATGCTGGTAGTTCTACAGTAGCTTGTTCTGCTGGAGGTGTTGGTAGTACTGAGCGTAATGCTATTTCTTCTAAATATGGTGTACCGCTGGTGGAGGTCGTTGCAGTTGGTGGCTCCGAGATGCTTGTGCTGGTAATACTGTTAATGCTTGTTGTATTGGTGCTGGTGCATGTATTCCTTCATACTATGGGGTAAAAGATACTTACGTTGGTGTGCCGATTAGAAGGAGGTGATACTTTTGCATTCTAAGGTTAATTATATTATTGATCAAACTTTACGTACTCTAGGTGTAGAATTAGAGGTATTCGATAAACTGAATAAGATTGTCAAGATATCTGTCCCTAAAGAATCTTGGGATTATGTAGAAAGAGACCTGGATTCTGAAGCACTGGCTAAGAACATAAAGAGGTCTTTTATACAACTACGTTTCATCGATGATAGCTGGAAGTTCTCCTATAGAGTAAGTAATAAAGTATGGACTAAAGAAGAGTATATGAAAGTAAGAAGTAAGACTTAAAGATATTAAAGGTGGAGGTCGTAGCAGTTGGTGGCTCCGGAGTGCTAGTGCTGGTACTTATATTAGTGCTTGTAGTATTAGTTCTGATCATCCTTCTAATCTTCAGGTGAATTTAAATTCTGATATTAAATTTTGTGTGCCGCTGGTGGAGGTCGTTGCAGTTGGTGGCTCCGATGTGCTGTTGCTGGTAAGTTTGATAGATCTTGTGCTTGTAACGTTACTAATTGCGCTATATCACTTGGTGTTAGTGATGCTGGAGATGTTGTTGTGCCGCAGGTTACAAATCTATATGAGTTATGACATACTTGTAAAATTAAAGGAGGTAGGATTACATGAAAAAACATATCATTGTGATAAACGGTAAAGGTGGATGTGGCAAGGATACCCTTATAAACCAGGCTAAACAAGCGTTTAAAGTCTGGAATATTAGTTCTATTGATCCAGTTAAGGATATTGCTAGGCAGCTTGGTTATAAAGAAGAAAACAAGGATGATAAGTCTAGGAAATTTCTGTCTGACTTGAAGAAATTGATTGTAGAGTGGAATGACACACCTCTTAGATACTGCATAGATCAGACTAAGTCATTCATTTATTCCACTATTGGTTCTTTATTGTTTGTCCATATCAGAGAACCGGAGGAGATACAGAAGTATGTTAAAGCCGTAAAGGCAATCATCAATGAGCTTGAGGAGGTAGAAGATATAGACAAAAACAGTGTTAAAGTTCATACACTTCTTGTCATGAGACCTCTTACTGACACAAAAACGTATGGAAACCCATCAGATGATGGGGTGGAGGAGTTTAAATATGACTTTGTCTTTAATAACAACGAGACTAATGAGTTAATCGCTAGGTACTCTTTCGTTATCTTCTTGGAACAGAACATAGTAAACCCTTATATCTATCAGAAACAGAAGGAAAACCGAGAAGGTAAGCTCTAGGGCTTACCTTTTTTGCCTCTTCATATGAGACAAACACATTAATAATCGTGAGAAAAGTTAGGGGATAGATATCAATGAAAGTAAAAAGAAACAGTGGATACAAGTCCATTAAAGATAAACCTATCAAACTCGTTTTAGATATAAATACCCTTGATATAATGTGTAGGTATGCAATCTCTAGTTCTAGTTTAATTAGAATGAGTCATGTGACTAATCTTAGAAAACTAGTTACTTCATTAGACCGTTCTACATATGAGAACGACCCAGAGAAGAAGAAGAGAATTGAGTTCATGGAGAAAGCACTTGAAGCAAGAATCGAATATCATCTTACAGATAGGAATATGATATTGAGTCATGCTAACGGAACTTTACCATTTGAACTCGATTTTGTAGACTATAAATCGCCTGAGCTAAATAAGAATGAGTTAGCTTGGGTGAATCAGTTGATATCTGAAACTATACAGTACAATTTTATGTACGATAAGATGCCTCAGTTACAAGATATATGCACAAGATTCAATTCTTCCGACTACTCCACTAGGGGAGGCATTGTAAAAGAGTTTGAGAAATTAATAGATGAGTTAAAGAACGATTTTAGGCATTCTAAGGTAGAGAATAACAGTAACGAAATGACTTTCTCGCTTCGTGAAGGGGTGTTTGAGTCATGCGTTACTGACGTATATAACACGATAACTAATCCGAACCATAGACTTATAAGTGGTATGAGTGGATTGAATGAAATGATAGGAGGTGGATTTGAATCTGGTAGAGTTTATATGCTGTTTGGTATTGGAGGTATTGGTAAGTCTCTTACGTTACTTAACCTCTTAACCCAGATAAAGAAGTATAATACAAATTATAAGACTAAGGACCCAACTAAGACTCCTTGTGTAGTTCTACTTACAATGGAAAACACAATGATTGATACAATCAGTAGATTGTTTTCATTGGTTGATAATGGAGTAGGATATATCGGTGATTACACATTAGATGAAGTTATTAATATACTTAGGACCAGCGGCAGATTAGTTGTAAATTCTGAGTCTCCAATAGATATAGTAGTTAAGTATCGCCCGAATAAGTCAGAAGATACGAGTTACTTCTACACATTGTGTGATGACTTAGAGGACGATGGTTATGAAGTGATATGCTTTATCCAGGACCATATCAAGAGAATAAGATCAATCTATGGTAATCCAGACATAAGAATAGAGTTAGGTGATATTGTAAATGAAATGAAGGTATTCGCAGCAGACAGAGATATACCAGTCATTTCAGTATCTCATTTGAATCGAGATGCAACTAAGATAGTAGAAGATGGAGCAGCAAAAGGTGGTACTACAGATATTACCCTTAAGATGGGTAAGTCTAATGTAGGTGAGTCACTATTGATGATAGACAACCTTGACTGTGGCATCATCATAAATCTTGACTTTGATCAAGATGGTAATAGATATCTTTGCTATAACTTGATTAAGATGAGAGATAAGACAGCAAGAACTTACATAGCACAGCCATTCACCTATGGTTCAACTATAAGACTTGCAGAAGATGTAGGACAAGTTCCGGTATTCAAAGAGTCACTTCATATGGCTCCTGGTTTGAATAGGAATAGTTCTATCAGAACTAACTCAGCAACTACTATTATGAATCTTGATACTATCATCAATGATAGCGACAGTGATATGGACAATGCATTTTCTAATGCTTCCATCTATTATGATTTGAATAAGACAGTAGAAGAAGCACCAGAGAGAGAAATCATATGCCCAATTTACTTCATAGAAGATAGTAAGCCAGACTTGTCTAAGCTTAACATACTTAAGGATAAGATTAGACAAATGAGAGTACCAGAAGAAGTAACAATAGAACCAGAACTGTTTATGATAGGATAGAGCATTTAGGAACAGCCCTATGATGGGCTGTTCCTTTTAGGTGTCATGCTTCGTATTCTGCTCTATTGGCAGACATGTATTCGCTCTCGGCATTGTATACACTAGACAAGAAGTCTTTGAGTACAGAGTTTCTTGGTAGATAGAGATCACCCCTCATTGTAAACTCTGTAGGGGTAGCTATACCATTCACAGCCAGTATAATAAAGTCCAACTGAGTTGAGCCATAAACATCATAAGCAAGTAAGTCTGGAGAGTATCTATAGTGTACTCTCTCCATATCTGTAATACCGGTAACCTTAACACTTATCGTTTTCAACTCAGTGAGATAATCGTCCACTATGCAATGGTCTATTATCTCTATTCCATTCTTCTTATCGAGTATGGAGAAATTTCTGTACGTCATATCATCACTAGTTCCTGCCTCTACAAACTCAGCTAAAGTACATGTATAAGCAGGTGAATCTGTTGTTGCCATAATCTCACCTCTTCTGGTACTATTAATTTTATTAAGATGTTTTGTAGGCATAAACTATAGAGCTAGTGAAAGGATTAAAGTATAACAAGAAGAAAAACTAACCATTAAAAGGAGGTATATCATTTATGGAATATCTACAAACACACGGTCCTTATAGAGAACTTGTAGAGACAGGTTTTCAAACAGTAAACACTAAAGACTTAAACAAGGCAAATATTGATGAGCACTTTGATGCTATCATTGCCATCTTACAGGATGGGATAGAGACCCCATTCGTTCAAAGTATGATGGTTAAGGTCGTGTTCTCAGATGGTATTGATATCGATCTGAGTATCTTCGACTATATGTATAACTTGATGTTTTGGCATCTAGTTGCAGACGTAGACCAGGAGATCCAGTCCATTCACCTGTTCTACTATGAAGACATAACAAAGAGAAACATAAAGGAGTACATGGATAATATCTTCGTTAAGCAGAATAGAACTAAGATATCTTTCATGGAACTCAATCAGATAGCTGACCATGCTATAACTCTGTTTAGAAAGCTTAGTCAGTTTCAGATGTATCTGTCTAACACAGTAAACTTAGAGGATACAATAAGTCTTATGCAGAAGTATAAGGAGTTCAATGATACCGTTCATCTTGATATGACCGGAATACCAATAGCTGATGTAAAGAGCATAGGTATGGAAGCCACATATAAGCAGGTAGAGTACATCAAGAACAGCAATCATTGCTTAAGGGATTCATTCAGATCTGGTGAGGCTATATCTATTAAGCAGTATAAGGAAGTAGCAGTAAACATCGGCTCTAAGCCAGATGGCCAAGGAGGAGTATTCCCAAGTATTATCAATCATTCATTCATGAATGGAGGATTACAGACACCAGAAGAGTTATGTATAGAGTCCTCTGTAGGTCGTATAGCTCAGATATTGCAGAAAGGTAATGTAGGTGAGTCAGGAGCATTCGCAAGACGTCTTGGCTTGAATAACCAGGATACAAGAATCCATAACAATCCTCATTATGTATGCGATACAAAGAACTTCGAGGTGGTTACAATTAAGAATGGAATCATGCTCGATATGTTTGACATGAGATATTATAAGTTGAATCCTAAAGGACCAGATTTGTTGCTTGATGCTTCTAGAGATAAACACCTTATAGGGCAAACACTGTATTTCAGATCTCCAATGACTTGTGCTTCTGCAGCAAGAGGAGATGGAATATGCTATAGATGTTATGGAAATCTTGCTTATGTAAATAGAGATATCAATATAGGCCAGATAGCAGCAGAGTTACTTAGCTCTATCTATACTCAGATTCTGTTATCTGCTAAGCATCTTCTTGAGTCTAAGGTCATTAAGATGCAGTGGACTGAGGGATTTGAAGACTGGTTTGAGGTTAACTTCAATACCATAGGTCTGTATCAAGATAAAGAGTATCGTGGAGTGAAGATTATCATTCCTAACGATATCCAGAACGATGACGAGCTTGATGATGTAATCTATTCCGACTACATCACAAACTTCTTATTGCGATTTGGAAACAATATGGAGTTAGATATCCATACATCTGAGGCAGACCCTATCTATATCCATCCAGATCTGATGAGGGTTATAGCTGCTTCTCCTAGTACAGACGATGGAACCATTATAGACGCAAGTAAGATTACAAGTCTTCCGGTTCTATTCATGATTAACTTCAAGAATAGCGAGTTATCTAGGACCATGCAGCAGATTAAGAATATCATCGACAACAAGTCTTCAATTAAGAAGTATGACAGAAACAGTATACTTGAAGCATTCATTGACACTAATATAGAGGGAGGTATTAAGCTTAACTCTGTTCACTTCGAGGTACTTCTGATGAACCAGATTAGAGCAGCAGAAGACATTCTGGAGACTCCTGATTGGAGCACTTCTGGAGAAGATTGTCAGCTCATTACATTAGGAGATGCCCTTACTCATAATAGGTCTATATCTATAAGACTACAGAATAATAAGATTGATAAGGCTCTCATCAATCCAGACAACAGAAGGGTGGATAAACCCTCTAATATGGATGTATACTTCATGAAGCAACTCCAGGGATTCATAACCAATAAGGATATTGTTGATGATTCCTATAAGTTGAAGAATGATATAGAGGACAATAGAATTAGTCCTATCTATTTCCTTAATGGAGATGCAGAGAATGAAGCGATGAATGATGCTATATCAAGAAGCAGTAAAAAGTAAAACATATAACGGGGTGGTTTCATATCACCCCGTTTATTTTTTGGAGCAAAGGAGGAAGATGAAGATCATGAGTAAGATAACAATACGAAACTCATGCATCATCATAGATGATTACGAACTGGGGCAATGTAGAGAATTAGAGAGAAACTTTATGGTGTATGACCCGGTAGCACATACTTACGATAGATTCGGTATGTGGTATGATGAAGATATGGGGAGACTGTATTTGCCTAGAGGATTAGATGTATGGAAGATTAAGCAGTACCTCAAACAGGAGATAGTCTACAAGGAGAAGCCTAATGACTTCCAGACTATAGACAACATGATGCTTAAGTATAAGCCTAGGGATGAACAGCAGAAAGAAGCTCTTAGATTCATGGTAGGAGTCAATGAGTACGAAGCAAATGCTAGTGAGCCACAACTGTCAGTGAATCTTAATACTGGTAAGGGTAAGACATACTGTTCTATTGCTGCTATAAGTATCCTTAAGGCTAAGACTATGATCATCACAGCATCAGTAACTCTACTTAAGCAGTGGAGAGATAATATCTTAGAGTATACTAATCTTAAGGATAAAGATGTACTAAAGATAGAAGGTTCCCATATGCTTAATATGATACTTGTAAACAGGTCTGTTAGAGCAAGTGAGGCTAAGATATTCTTATGTACTCATGCTACGTTGCGTTCATTTGGCGAAGTATATGCCTGGGAAAGGCTGAATGACATATTCCTCAACCTAGGTATAGGAATCAAGATATTTGATGAGGCTCATACCAACTACGACAATATGATAATGACAGACTTCTTCACTAATGTGGCTAAGACATACTATGTAACAGCAACTCCTGCCAGATCAAACTTTAGGGAAAACAGAATCTATCAGCTTTCTATGAAGAATGTACCTGGTATAGACTTGTTTGATGCAGTGAATGACCCACACACGGAGTATATAGCTATCAAGTATAATAGTAGACCTACTCCTAAACAGATATCTCAATGCAGAAACAGCTATGGGTTAGATAGAAGTAAGTATACAAACTATGTAACACAGCAACCTAACTTCTATTACATGCTTAGAATTATCATGGACTTGGTTATTAGGAGTGATGGTAGGTCATTGTTCTATATTGGAACTAATGAGGGAATACTTAGAGTATACTATTGGATAGGTACTAACTATCCGGAGTTCTTAGGCGATATAGGAATCTATTCATCTCTTGTACCTCCTGAAGCTAAGTATAAGGAGAAAGGTAAGAAGCTCTTATTGTCTACTACTAAGTCTGCTGGACTAGGAGAACATATCGAAGGTCTTAAGATGACTATAGTACTCGCAGAGCCTTTTAAGTCTGAGGTCATAGCAAGACAGACATTAGGCCGTACAAGAGATAATGATACTGTCTATATAGAGCTTGTAGACTTAGGCTTTAAGTGGACAAGACACTTCTACTATGCTAAGCTTCCGGTGTTTAACAAGTATGCCAGCGATGTAAGTGATACTACTATAGACCAGTATGAGTTAGAGTGTAGATCTCAACTCTTAGAGGAGCAAAGAGCCCCTTATCCAGAGTCTCCTATAGAGATGCATGATGAGCGTTTCTTTGAGTATACTGTAGATGATGGAATGGGAGATGACGACGATAGAAGCCCTATATACTTCTTTGATCAGCCACAGTAGCATGTAATCCTTTCCGAGCTAATTGTAGCTTCTATAATCATATATTATAGACATGAACGTAGAAGCTACATTTATAAAGAAAGGAGAAAAATCATGTTAAGTAATATTGTAGAATCTATCAGTTACAACGTAAACAATACACTTTTCGGAGGTTATGGAGTTGGAGGAAAGAGATCCATCAAGAATTCGGAAAGCGAAGTCAATTCCTACTTTTCCAGATTGGAAGGCGGGGAACATCCATCAGCTAAAGTTGAATATTGGATTCCAGACCATTTTAGAAGACTGGAGGAAAACAGCAGTAGTGAAAGCATAAGAAACCGCTATAGTGCTAGAGCTTTAAGCGGCTATCGCTGCGCCTGCCATGTATTCGCATATCTGTCAGGTGTAGAGGCATCATTTGGTGAGTACTGGAACTATGAGAAGAGGATTTGTGCAAATGCAATATGTGCTCATTTCCAGTTACCACCAATCTATGTGGACAGCGATGTAAGCAACGTCAAATTGAAGTTATCTGACTTCGATGTACATGGCCCAAAGAGCCGTCTTATCATTACAGAGGAAATTCTCTCAAAAGCATACGACAAGTTCCCAGTTAAGGGATTGTATAAGGATGCTAGCAACAAGAATATCGAGGAGGAAGAGAAGAATACATCATCTGCTAATGATACCACAGAGAAGTTCACTGATGACGATGTTGAGGTTATCAATGTCGAAGCGGAAGTTGTAGAAGCAACTAAACCGAAAGAGAAAGCTAGTGAACTTCTCCTTACAGAATCAGGCTTGCCCAAGCCAGAAAAGACTCTCGATAGCCTCATTTTCAGTAAGGATAATATCGATGCTGTCAAAGTGTTCATCGACTATCTGAAGAATAAGATTGATGAATTCAGTGCTGAGTCTGAGCATCCTGTGGATTCTAATGAGGACGACAATACAATCGATGTTGAGTCTATTGAGACAAAGCAGGAGAAAGAACCTGTGGAAGAGCAGCCAGTCGAGGAGGAGAAGACGGCAGAACCAGCAGTGGAGGAACAGAAGGGTCCAGAGATCCCAATAAAGACACTGCTCAACAATGACAATCTTGTTCTATTCCCAGAGAATGGAGCAAACAAGTTGCCACCTAAGCAGGAGGAGAAGTTCATGAGAATATATGGAGAATATCTCCAGGGTAAGAACTTCGAACTCCATAGACTACAGGGAGGATATATAGAGTGTGTAATCTGGTTATCTAATGGAGGTTATATTTCACATAATATAGATCCAGGTCTGATGATTGGCGACGATTACTACTTAGCGGCTAGTGTTGTAGTCGGAGATCCGATAGCTCCCATATTCGGTACAATAATGGTACATCCATCTGAGAAGGATATCGTATACAAGGTATTCAACACAATGGATCGTCAATATATCTTGACGCCGGATGAGTTCCAAAGAGCTCTCAGTCACCTGTTCTTTAACCAGAGGATCTATTCAGTGGTAGATATGAGCAACATGGGAGATCGGATTACAAAGCTTAAGAAGAATCCAGAAGACTTCAAGAAGTTGGGGCAGAAGCTTACCTACATCATAAATCTGCTCGATGGAACTCCGATGTTTGGCCGTATGAGATTCAGCAAATGGAATGGCGTAGACAACTTTGAACTGTCTTCGAATGAAGATAAGAAGAACAAGATAAGAAGCCCGTTCCCACAATTCACACTGGAGTATAAATCTGGTGTAGTAGTACAGGTTACCGGCGATGATGTGCTGGTACAGTTTAATGGCAATAGCCAAAAGTTCACCATAGACAACTACGGTGTACTTTAATTTGGTTGTAGCATATACGTTCACAGGTAATGGGGTGTTCCAAGTGGTGCACCCCTATACCACATTATTTTTTGCTAAACTCTTATGTAAAAGTAAGAGTAGGGAGGAGAAAGACAACAATGAGCAACAGTCCAATAGTATTCTTAGATTATGACAAGATAAGTGATACACTTATCTATTTCAGTGCAGATATAACACTTAGATTCAATGTACAGTTAGGAAGGAAGGATAAAGACGGTCATAGGAAATTCTTCCATAGAGAAACTATGTATGAATCTAAGTATAGCAACGTGGGTCCTGTAGTAGGCATAAGAAGGGATATGAACTTCTACTACAGTATAGACGATGCAAGAAACTATATAAACGGAGTAATGATTTCAATCCAAGATGTAATGTTGCTGAAGATGCTAATGGATAACAATATACTTCCATGGTTTATAGGAAAGAAAAACATCTACGGCACAAATCCAGACGATGGACAGCTCGTAATTACCGGAAAATGGAAGCCTCAGCAGTTCACTTTGTCTGATTATAAGTATTTAGAGTTTTTACCTATAGTTCTAGTGTATGAGGACGGAAAGAGCAATTATGGGATTCGCATGATCGTAAATGATCCTAATAACTTCGTTGATATGGATCTCAACAGATTCATGGCATTCTATACTATCATAGCTAATACAGACATGTATACGTTAGCCAGTACTATGCTTACTTATGCTAAGAATGAGCCTTATGGGGTAAATATGTATAGTATGCTGGAAGAAGGCAGGAATATAAGGTATAATAACGGCAGCAATAACGAAAGACCACAAAGAGGCGGTAATAGGTCATATGAGACCAAGAAGAACTTCTTTGACTCTATATAGCAAAATTGTAAAAGTACCAAATTATGCTTATATAATATAGAAGTGTAAAGAGAATAGAAATAAGTTAATCTTATCTATTCATAAACCATCACCAGAAAACAAAAGTAAATTAAAAGAAAGGCGGTACTATTATGAAGTATTACGTATTAAGAGAAGAAAAGAGAACAGTTGAAACTATTAACGGAGCAACAGAAACGAAGATTATCTATGATCCTCGTCATGCATTACTTGTAACTGACGATCTTGGAACAGCAATTGGTTATTTCAAAACCCAGATCAAGCGGGAAGAAAGAACATCGAGTTGTTCGCAGAGAGCTTTGTACAGCCTGCACATTCCACAAGAAGAAGCAGAGTTATATCAGCTCTTAACATGAGACACGACGGAGTTATCAACCAGTACTTCTCAGGTCTTCAAAGCCTGGCAAGGTACAGCGAGATCAACAGAGACAACATATCCTACTTCGTAGCTCAGTACATCATCAACGAGAATGGTAAAGAGGTTATGAAGCAAATGGATGTGATTGATGCTTACAGAAACATTGACAACGTACTGTACGAAGTTGAGGATTGCCGCGGCTATCATGGTAGAGATACCAAGAAGCTGCTGAAGGCAAATCAGTACAGAACCAATGTAGCAATGCTTCCGTTTGAGACAATCAACAGAAGTGAGAATTGGTAGATCACACAAAAGGGAACCTGGGAGAAATCTCAGGTTCCCAAATTATGATCAAGTCATTTTATTTTTTACTTTCTCTCGATAGCTTGCTTCTTCTGCCTCAGAGTATATGGAGTCATGTATTCCTCAGTAACTAAGTTAGACATGATATGAGCTCCCAGGAGATATACATTAAGCATATTCTTAGCAAGAGAGTCATCGTTCTCTACATCTATATCTTTCTCAGAAACAAAGCCTTTAGTAGAGATAACGTTGTTCATCTGGCTTACTGCTTTAAGAGCATCTGCTCTAGACCTGGAAAACTCATCCATATTATACTCAAGACCCATTACTGCTAAGGACTCGAATTCGCGGTCTGTCTCTTTACCACCTTTATCTACCTTAGTAAGAAGACCGGTTCTCATATCACGATGGTCAATGTCTATAGCAATATGAGTCTTCTTAGCTACTGTTTGTTTCAGTCTCTTAAGGTGAATGTATACTACTACACATTCCTTAGTCTGAATTGGTATTCCCTCATCATTAGTGAATACATGAGGAACGTTTACCTTCTCCAGTAGAGGCTTATTCAGAAGCTTAAATGCATCGAAGATATCATACATCTTCGGTTCTACCTTGAAGATCTCCGTATGGAATCTAAACGGTAGTCTCCTTTGGAGAAACTTATAGAAGTCATTGTCGCTCATATCAGCAAACAGTCTCTTATAGTAGTCAGAGTTAGTGCCACTCTTATCTATTGTATCAAAGACCTGATATATCAATGCTTCTATCTGGTTTCTTTTTTGCTTACTTATCAATTGATTAGGCATAGCTTAGTTCACTCCTATCACTCTAATGTCTTTTACTTTAATAGACCCTCCTATGAAACATACTAAGAACTTTGTTCCTTTAGGTACAGTGTCTACAAAGTTTAAGAGAATATACTTAGGTATATTCAACTCAACGTAGTTTGATTCCTTATATGGGGTTATCATTATACTGCTATTGTTTAGTATGTTTCTTACAGTACCAGTACCAGCATCAGTCTCTACGGGCTCAGAAGTCTCAGCCAGAGGATTAAGAATTGGGATACTGAATTTACCCTTCATGTCAGTATAGAGTTCCTCAGCACGAGGATAATAGATATTGCCTGACTGAAGTTCTTCCACTGTAGGAAACGGAGGTAATGCAGGAAGAGCTATGTCTTCAAGAAGAATGGCTATCTCAATATAGCCTAATATACTACTAGATCCATCATAAAAGCCCAATTTACACACCACCTAACTCATTTTTAATACTATGTTCAACTTATACAAATTCAACGATTGGAGGAAGATATTATGGTTTTCTTAAGTAATGGAGTCATGCAGTTCGATGACGTCTATGACCTCATTTATAACCTCTTGAACACCATCGGACTATCTATTGACAATAATGGATACATCTATGATCAAGAGTCTAAAGTTCATATTCAGATTCATGGATGTAAACTTAAAGCAAGTGTAGATCCTAGGATACCTTGTTATGCAGGGCAGGGTGAAGTCGTATTCGACATCCTTAACAATATAAGATTAGTAACTACTATGCTAGGGTACTGCATAGATAAGGAGACAGCTCTTAACGGATTCAGATGTATATCTCAGTTCCCAGAGGAGATTCCTGAGTCTCGTATGACTGCTATGACTCTTAAAATGGCAGACCAGACTAATAGAACTACTCTGTTCTATAACAACAAGTGTCTAAAGTTCATACACGCAATGTTCTTAGTCTACGACGAAAATGTAGACTTAACAAATTTTGATTCGGAGAGACAATAAGATGGATAATATAGTTTTCACAGAAGATCAGGAACGTATTATACAAGAAGCAGTTGACTGGTACCATAACTCATCTGAGCAGACGTTTCAGTTTGCTGGTGAGGCTGGTACCGGTAAATCTGTCGTTTTGAACGAAATAGTCAGGAGATTAAGGATGTCTCCTGAGGAAGTAATGCCTATGGCGTTCACAGGCCAGGCGGCTATAGTAATGAGGCTAAAGGGCTTTAAGTTTGCTAGAAGTATTCATTCCTCATTATATAGATTTGACTATATAGCTCAGGACTTCATGGATGCTTACAATGTAGACCAGATGTATAACAGACCTAGGAAGGAAAAAATCTTTAGACCTAAGTCACCAGATGAGATACCTAGCTATGTAAAGCTATTCGTTATAGACGAAGGATATATGGTTCCTAAGAATATGAGGTCTGTAATAGACTCATTTGGTAAAAAGGTATTAGTAGCAGGAGATGATGGGCAATTACCTCCTGTATCTGGAGAACCAGCATACTTCGTAGATGGTAACGTAAGAAGACTAACTCAACTCATGAGACAAGCAGAGACTAATCCTATCATTTACATAGCTCATAGAGCTAGATTAGGATTACCAATCCATTGTGGTAGATATGGAGATAACGTTTTAGTAATTGAGGACAGAGATCTTACAGATCAGATCATATCTATACCACAAGCTATAGTGTGTGGAACAAATGCCACGAGAGATATGTTTAATAAGTATATAAGGGAAAGAATCCGAGGAATCCATTCAGACTTACCAGTATATGGTGAGAGAATGATTTGCCGAGATAACAACTGGCAAATAGAGAGAGATTATATCTCTCTCGCTAATGGTCTCGTAGGGACTGTAGTTAATTCTCCTGGTATTGGAGGATTCAATGGGCGAAACTTTAAGATGGACTTCCTTCCTGACTTATCTAACTCCGTTTTCGATAATCTAGACGTGGACTACAAATACTATAAAGCTCCTTATGAAGAACGTAAGGATCTTAAGTTTGATAAGTACACCACGGGAGAAAAGTTTGAGTTTGCTTATGCTCTTACTAGCTACTTATGCCAGGGTAGTGAGTATCATACCACAATGTATATAGAGGAGTTCCTCAGGTCCAATATACAGAACCAGCTAAACTATAGTAGTGTAACAAGAGCTAAGCAGAATCTGATTTACGTTAAGAAGTCCAAAAGGTTCTATTCTTTCTTTAGTTAAAGTGAGCGATGACAATATATTATAGAGAGGTGAAAGGAGAAAAAGTATCATGAGTAAATCAGAAGACGACTTCTTTGGTAATGGTAAACCAAGGGTAGAGCAGGCTGTCTATTTTATAGGGAAAGATGAGCAATATCAAGTAAATCCTATCTATAACTTAGATGAAACGCCTAATACACCTGATAGATTTGTCATACTGAAGACTACCGCTAATGGTAAGTTTCTGATAGGTGATATGATTCACTATTCTATCAATGGATGGGATCTAATCACAGATTCTGATAATGCTATCTTTGTAGACAATATCAATAAGACAGCATTCATCAGGGAGTATAGTAGGGCTCTGAGAGAAATAGCTCCAGAGAACCCGGAAGAAAGACAGTACGTCATATTAGTATATGATGCGTCCGGAGAAGACCTTAATGAATGGGTTGCAGTAATGGGACGTACAAATGCATATGAGTACATCAAATCTCATGCTTATACGATGGATGTAGGCAACTCCATTGTTATAACAGAGAATGTTCCTCTAAAGGATGCTTTAACGGTATCACAGTTTGTCCACTACTTAAAGAACGGTGATATCATTGGAGATGATGGATTCTATATAGAGGAATATGAGGAGACGGAGTTTGACTAAAATCTAAAGGAAAGGAAAGGTGTTAGGGATGGCACAAAAGAATCGTCAAAACTATTTTGACCAGAGCATCAGACAATTTGGAGAAGACTTCATTATGATGCTCACACCCGAAAAGATTCAAAGATCCGCAAAGCAAAGGATATTTAGAGAAATGGTTCAGGGTCATATTGATTACAGTGTATACGGTAAGTACTTTACTGACCCGAAGTTTTTTGAAAATCTACTAATCGCGGCGTATGATGAACTCAATAATAATGCGATTATAAAATCAGCGTTAACAGAGTTTGATCTTCATCATCCTGGTAACAACTTAGTAGTTGTACTTAAAGGCAAGTATACCAGCCTTGAGTACATCTACGGCGTCATTTATGGGCGCCTGTCTCAGGTGAAGGCGTCTGGTTATAATATTGGCTATCTGTCCGACTTGTCGGCAGTGCTTTATAACTATAGAAACCAAATTTAGAAAGGAGAAACACCTGTGAAAACTGAAGTATTACACAAAGTCATTAAGTACATCGAAAACAGTGGAGTTGATCGTTTCACAATCTGGTGTAACAACAGTTACTTGATTGAGTATAACAGCGAATCCACTAAATGTGTTTTCGATGACACAGATGAGATTCTTTGGTTCTTTAGAGTACCCAATGGAGTACAGCCAAAGGACTTTAGACCTATCGCTATCGAGTGTATTGAGTACGATGTTATTGAGCGTATCTGCGTTCAGACAGACTATGTACACTCAAAGAAGATTGCTACAGAAGCAGGTCTGACAATCCCAGAAGAAACAGAGAAATGGCTTAGAGTCGCAGCTTCTCAGACTGGATTATATCCTATCCAGAATGAGAGATTAGCTGAGGATGATAAGCGCGGCTATATGGGACCAGACAGTAAGATACCAACAGTACACTGATATATCGGCTGACCAAGATGAAGGTTAGTCATATATTATAGAGGTGCTATAAGAGCATCAACACATTTCAAATTATAAGGAGGAAATGAATCATGGTAGACTCAAACAGCAACAATACGTATGGAGGGATGGTTTACAATCCACAAACAGGTCAGTATCAGCAGAAGCAGAACAGCACTCTTACCCAGGAGGAATACAATCGCTTGGTTAAGCAGGAAAATCCGTTCAGCTTAGCACTGACCGAAACAGAGATCCTTAGAGGATTCTGCAATCACAGATCACTGGATGGTACAAGGGACATGTTGGTTCGTGATACCGACGGGACTGTGAGATGCGAGGTGTGCGGTTACAGATTCACGCCTATTGATGTATCAACATCACCGGACGATGTTCAGGATTCAGTTAACCTGATCATCGACATTTTGCAAACAATCAAACTGTTATTCATCGACATGCCGGCATCAGCACAGAGGGAATATTTCCAGATTATCCCGCTGATCGAAAAGGTTCCGAAGTTATTCAAGCTGGCTGTAGATAACTTCAGCAAGCATGAGAACTACAACGCATGGGGTTACCGTGGACAGAATATGGGAACAATGAACCTGTTCAATATGCTGTCCGGAGCTCTGAATGGAGGAGTACCGGTAGGAGGAAACTATTACAATGCAGCGCCTAACTATGGGGCATTCGGAACACCTATGCCTAACACAATGGGTGGCGGAATGATGCCCAACCAGCAGATGATGCCTAATGGAATGGGCGGAGGTATGAATCCTAATTTCACAATGCCAAATCAGCAGATGATGCCAGCAGCAAACATGGGTGGAGTACCAATGCCTAATCCGGCCTACACAATGGCAGGTGGCTATGCTCCGCAGACAGTAGGATTCCAGTATGGTGCGCCACAGCAACCAGAGGTTCCTTACTCAATGGACCCGAATGCAGCAGCACAGCAGACTGGTACAGCAGTAGCAGCTCCGGCAAGTGCAACAACTAACGGAAAAGAAGTAACAGTAAACACACAGCTTAAAGCTTAAACAGAAACATCTCGCACATACACACATCGTGGGCTAGGGGTATAATCTCCTAGCCCACTAAAAATGTGTCATGGATGTTTTTTCTTGTCCTCTCTAGTAATCACAGATAAAATGATAAACTATATAGGTGATGATAAGAGAAGTAAAGTTTAACGGGAGGTGTAAACAAGTGAATAATGATCTTCTCATGATCATACTACTATAGAAAAGGAGTGTAAGTTAAATGGCTTCATTGAATAATGATATGAAAGCGGCTGTAGACAACTATGCTAACGACATAATCACGCTAAAAGATTTTGTTACAGCTGTACGAAAGCGCCCAGGTATGTATATAGGTGCAGCAAATGATGCTATACTTAATTGCATCAGGGAAATTTACCAAAATTCAATAGACCAAATGGTAGATCCTGGAAGCCCTTGCGACTGGTTCTCATTGTATTACAATGAGCAGACCTTAGAGTTCGTAGTAGAGGACAATGGATTAGGTTTTCCATTTGATCAGATAATAAGAATTCTTACAACTCAGCATACCTCGAAGAACTTTGAGAAGAAACTGTTTCAGTATTCTTCCGGTCTTCATGGTATAGGAGCTAAGGTTGTTAATGCTCTATCTGAGTCTTTTAAGGTAGAATCATATAGATACGACGGAAAGGCAGTGAAGATGGAGTTCAATAAGGGCTATCCGAAATATGATAAGCCTAAGAGTATTCCTAACCCTAATAAGAAACAGGGGTCCAGGATTACATTCATTCCAGATACAGAGATACTTGAAGAAACAAATCTGGACTGGAAGACACTATATCGACAAGTAAAAAACATCATGTCTCTGACTCCTTTAGGGTGTCACATGGACTTCTATGCTGTCGATAGTAAAGGAAAGAAAATAACAGAATCCATCACTAACACAGATGGCATTCTGACTAATATAATTATGAAGGTTAAGCAGCCAGTAGCTAAGCCTATCGTAATCAAGGCAGATGATGGAACACATAAGCTGGAGTGTGCTATCTGCTATGATGTAGGAGGAGAGACAGGACCTATGGATATGGAAAGCGTCACAGCTTTCTCTAATTTCTGTCCTACTAGAGGTGGAACCCATGTAGAAGGAACTATCGAAGGAATCACAAGATGGTTTACTCTATACATGAACAATATCTATCTAGCAAACCAGAAGTCTAAGGTTAAGACTAAAGTAAATGCAGCCGATATCAAGACAGGACTTAATCTGATGATAGGAGCAGCACACTTAGAGCCTATTATGGTAGGTCAGTCTAAAGAGTTACTTAGTAACCCAGACATGATTCCATTCTGTAAAGAAGTAGTAATGAAAGGTCTTGATGAATGGAGTAAGTCTAATCCTCAGGACTTATCTAAGTTAGCTAAGTTCTTTAAAGAAGTAGCTGAGTTAAGGATGAAGAATGAAGGAGCAAAGCAGAAGATTGCTAAGAACTATCATTCCAATGCTTTATCTGGACTTCCAGATAAGTATGCTAAACCATTAGGAAAAGAGCATCTTGAACTACTGATAGTAGAGGGAGACTCTGCTGGTGGCCAGGCTAAGAACGGAAGAGACAAGTATAGACAAGGTGTATTCCCCATAAGGGGAAAAATGCCTAATGCGTTTCAGAAATCTTATAAGGACTTTATGAGCAATGCTGAAGTGCAGGCTATTATACACATATTACTAGGTGGTAAAGAATACACAAGAAAGTTTGATCCGTATAAGGACGTGAAGTATGAAAAGGTAATATTCATGGCTGATGCGGATGTGGATAGAGAATACTGTCCAGAAATGCTTTTCGCCTAACCAGGCGGGTCATTATATTGTAATGGCTAACGGTAAGAGTTGAATAAGACTGGTATATGAAGCCGAGAGGAGATATATACCCATTAGCCCATAGACGAAGCAGCTCTCTAAGAAAGCCTAAGGTCCATGTCCATGTATATGGATAGCTTGGTAATACCGTGGGAATCTTAAGATCATTCTTAAGAAGCCTGTATCGACTATCCTCTTGAGGAGGAGTACGGCCACTATTGGTACGTGGCTGGAAAGAGCATTCTATCTATATAGATAGTAAAATATAGTCAGTACCATTGGAAACAATGGAGAAATACGGGAGCTCACATAGACGCCCTATTATTAAGATTCTTTGTACTGTACATGCCTCAGCTTATTGAAGCTGGTAAGGTGTATAAAGCAGTACCACCTTTATATTCAATCAGCTCTGGGAAGAAGACAACTTACTTTACAGACCAGGTAGATATAACCAGGTATATTCAGAAGTACTTCTCTCAGAATCACGAAATCAAACGTGTAGGAAAAGGAGAGTCTAAGCTTAACAACAAAGAGCTTACTGTCTTATTCCTTACTAACGTAGACTATGTGTATGAGTTAGAGAGAATATCTCGTACTTATGCAATGGACCCACAGTTACTTGAAATGGTGCTCTTGAACTACTATAACAACAAGTCTATAGCATCACTCAAGAAGCAGATCAAGTCCAACTATAGATTCATGGATATCACTAAGAAGAATGGAGTTAGTGTAGTAGAAGGCACTATAGACAAGTCCTATAAGCTATACATTACTGATAGACTGATTAGTGATTGTAGTCTTATTCTTGATATCATCAAGAAGAATGAATCTACCTCATACATGATGGATGGTAAGGAAGCATCCTTATATGAAATCATGAAAGAGTATGAGAAGTGTACTCCTAATGGTATGCAGAGATATAAAGGTCTGGGCGAGATGGACGTGGAAGAAATCATAGAGTCTACTATGAGTCCATTCACTAACCGTACTTTGGTAAGGTATACCTTAGAGGATGCTAAAGAAGAAATAGAAGCTATAAGACAATATGAATCAGATTTGTCTAAGTTACTGAGCCTTGTGGGAGAAGTAAATAGACAAGATCTATTAGACTAAGGAGGTGGTTAAAATGGCAAGTAAGAAAACCAAAGTAGAAGACACATCTAAGAAGGAAGAGAATAGCAGAATACTAGAACAAGGTGTATTGCATAGCTACGAACAAGACATGGTAAAGTATTCTATCATAGTAGACAGAAGAAGATCTCTTCCAGAAGATAGAGATGGGTTAAAGCCAGTGCAGAGACGTGTTATATATGACATGTTTAAGCAACATGCTACATCATTTGGAAAGAGAATCAAGTCTTCAGCCATAGTTGGAGACACTATGAAGCAATTCCATGCACATTCGGATTGTCTAGATGGCGATACAGTCATATTAGATACAGATAGGAAGATTCATACGATAAAAGAGTTGTATGAGAACAATGTTCAATCGCTTAACGTATACTCGATTGAGCCTTGGACTGGGCAAATAATGAAAGCTGTGGCTACTAATTTCCGTATAGGTCAGTACACAGATAAGAAGTATCATATCGAACTAGAGAATGGTAGAGAGATAGTATGTACTTCTAATCATCCGATTATGTTGTATAATAGGATTTATAAGCAGGCTCAAGATATTGTTCCTGGTATGAAACTTATCTCAGCTACAATGAAAGAAGAAATAGATTCTTTTGCACCACCTATAGAAGTGAAATGTGTATATATTGAGCTAGTTGATAATGAGCCAATGTATGACTTCACAGTTGAGGGCCCAGAGAATATGCTTATTCCGATAGGAATTGTGAAGTATGGATTCTTTCCTATGGTTTGTGTCCATAACAGTTCTATCTATGGAACAATGGAACCTCTAGCTAACTGGTTTAAGTGTAAAGTTCCATTGATAGCTCCTAAAGGAAACTGGGGTACATTGATGGGTGATGGTCCTGCCGCTATGCGTTATACAGAGGCAGGATTATCTGAGTTTGGAATGGATTGTGTTATAGGAGAACTTAAGGATACTGACAACACAGTAGATTGGATTCCAAACTATGACAGAAAGACTATGGAACCGGAGTATCTTCCAGTGAAAGTTCCACTGTTACTTATCAATGGTACATTTGGTATTGGTGTAGGAATGGGTGTTAATATCCCACCACATAACCTTGTAGAGGTAATCAATGAGACTAGAGCTGTAATCAGAGATCCTAACCATGAAGTAGTATTAGTACCAGACCATTGTATGCCTTGTAATATCATTGAAACAGATTTCAGAGAGATTTGTAGATCTGGCAGTGGAAGATATAGAGTTAGAGGCTTAGTAGATACGGCAGATCATAATGGTGAACCAGCTATCATTGTAAGGTCTTTGCCAGATGGTATAACTACTGATGTAGTAGTATCTAAGTTGCTTGATCTTGTAGAGAAGAAGCAGCTGCCAATGATTAAAGATATCTCTGATGCCTCTACAAACAACGGTGTAGAGATCATTATCCAGCTTAAGAAGGGTAGTGATGTAGGATATGTAAAGGAAGTACTCTATGCTAAGACTAAGGTACAGGATACTGTATCTGTAAACTTCATGGTAGTGCATGGGGTGAATCCGAAGAGAATGTCCTATACAGAGTATATCCAAGAGTTCTTAAAGCTAAGAGCTACAACTAAATTTCGCTTATACTGCAACAAGTTACAGATAAATCTAACCAGATATCATCAACTTATCGCATACATCAAGTTACTCGAATCCGGCGAGATTGATAACGTAATAGATATGGTCCGGAAGCAAAATCATATCGATGACGAGTATTTGATTGAGTATCTGATTAAGAAAGTCGGTGTTACTGACTTGCAGGCTAAGTTCATACTTGGTACAGACATCAGAAAGTTGTCTAAAGGGTATTTGAACAAGTATAAAGCGGAGTTTAACGAACTGGTAAAGGAGCAAGCTGTCTATGAGAAAGCTGTTACTGACGATGGAACTCTTATCATGAGCGAAATCGATAAGGAGCTTGAGGAGATAGCTAATAAGTATGGCAAACCTAGAGTATGTAAAGTAATCAAGGCTACTGACGACAACAACATTCCTAGAGGAACCTTTAAGGTAGTAATCACAGAAGGTAACTACGTAAGAAAGATTCCGGATACAGACAAGGTTGGTATAGTCAGAAAGGACAATCCTAAGTTCATACTTAGAGTAGACAATGCTGAGAATATCCTTATCTTTGATAATAAGGGTAAGGTATTCAAGTTACCAGTTTACAAGATACCAGTAACAGATAAGTCCAGTGCTGGTACAGACATAAGAGTATTACAGAAGAACCTTACGGCTAATGTAATCTCTGTTCTGTATGAGCCAGTGCTTAAGAAGATAGCAGAAGGTCCTCGTAAACACTATCTTACGGTAGTAACGAAGAACAACTCTATCAAGAAGCTTGATATTGAGGACTTCCTAACTGTGAATGTGTCTGGCCTTATGTATTCTAAGGTAGCAGATGACGACGAAGTAGCAGACGTAGCCTTAGTTCCTATAGACCTGGACGTAATCATATACTCAGGTCACAAGGCTTTAAGATGTACTACTAAGAGCTTACCTCTGTTTAAGCGGAATGCCGCAGGAAGCAAAGCTATGAATACTAAAGACTTCATTGGTGGCTTATCTGTGATCTATCCAGATGCGAATAACATTGTTGTCATTACAAACAGTGGTAAGATCAACAGATTCCCTTCTGAGGGATTAGCTACAACAGACAGAGCTAAGGGTGGTTCTGCAGTGATAAAGCTTGACCATTCAGATTCTATCTTCTCCATATACGGAGTAAGCGATAATGATATCATCAGGGTCGTTACATCAGATGGAGTCCAGGAGATTCACGTATCAGATGTTCCATTAGGCAGCTCAGTCATGAAAGGAACAAAGATGATCAATCTTAAGTCATGTAATATCATTAGAACAGACATTCTTAAAGGAATCGGCTAAATGTTGAATGAGGTGTACTCTATATGGGTACACCTCTATCTTCACCAAAAGAGGTTTATTTTTTCTTTACTAGCACCTGAACAGATACTTAATAACTATGTGTAGGAGGAGAAGAACAATGGAAATGAGGAACTGTGAAACATGCATACATCAAAGTGTATGCAAATATTTTGATGATTTATGGTCCATCAGGTATGATATGCTTAATCAGCCATCTTCTAAAAATATTAATAAAACTTGGGGAAGATTAGTCCAGGAAGCTCATGGAGAGATAACTATAAGTTGTAAAAACTATAACCGGAAGAGAACCGGGGAATATGAATACGACAGGTTAACTGAAAAGATGGAAGAAGAGGAGAAGCAAAAACAAACACTACAACAGAATAACAATGTTCCTAAAACAACTGTTGTCAATGGTTTTGCTCAAAATATATAAGGAGGTTACAAATTATGGCAAGTGGATTTAAGTTAATGGACTCATTCAGAGCACAGATTAAGAAGATGAAGACAAACGGTATCGACTCTAAGGCAGAGTTTGATATCGGTTATCCTACTGGATTCTTGTCTCTTGACTTCTTGAATGGATGTGTTATCACGTAGAAACAGAAGAGATAAATATGAGCTACAATAGTATCGGCATTATTGATGGCTCAGCAAATACATTCATTGGTAGGTCAGGGTGTGGTAAGTCTACATTCATTATGCAGACCGCTTCCAATATCGTTAGACCATATCCAATGGGTAAACTCTACATAGATGATATCGAAGGCTCTCTTCCTCAGTACAGAAAGGAAGTACTTATCGGATTCTCTAAAGAAGAGTTTGCAGACAGAGTAGATATCCGGAACACTGGAATCACAACAGAGAATGTGTATCAGAGAATCAAACTGATACACGATTTGAAGCTTCAGAACAGAAGTGAGTTCGAGTACGATACCGGCTTATATGATACAGACGGACACAGAATCTTTAAGCTCCAGCCTACAGCATATGTCATCGACTCTATTCCAATGCTTATGCCAGAGGATATAGCAAGTGAAGACGAGATAAGCATCGGAATGGGGGCAGCTTCCATTGCTAAGATGAATACACAGCTTGTTAAGAAGATTAGTCAATTGCTTAAGGAAACCAATATCATTCTGTTCAGTATCAATCACATTCTGGACGATATCCAGATCAATCCTTTCCAGAAGAAGCAGGCTACTGTAGCTGGATTAAAGGAAGGCGAGAGATTACCTGGA